AAAAATATCGTATCCGTTTTCTTCGTCAAAACGCTTCAACCCGTCAAGAGCCATATTGAAATCTTTCTGTGAATAAACATCCTTGTAGATTTCTTCCAGCGTAGGAACTTCATTCAAGAAATACTCCATATCTTCGTCCGGGATAACAGTTTCTTCAAAGAAATCGTCCCAGGTTTGTCCTTTTTTCGGAATACCGGCAGACAAAGAGTAGGTTTTCTTTCCTTTATCGTCTTCTCCCATTGTGATAACAAGCGGGTATGCTCCTTCCAATTGAGAGAAAATATCGAAAGAAACCGTTTCATCATCCGACATTTCAACCGAAATTTCCTTTATGCGGTTCATCCATGTTCCGTACAATTGCAAACGGGCAAAGTCTTTTGTTCCTTGGTACACATAGCAGACATACGCCAAAGACGGATTGATACCCCATACGAATTTGTTTCCTTTCTTGTATCCCATAATAGGGTTAAGGAATTTTCTGCGTTCTGTATCGTCTTGGTATTCTTCGGAAGCCTTTTTTCTCACATAGTCGCAATACAGGACAATAGGGTCTTTCCCTTTCAAAAGATTCTTTCCGTGAATGTCGGCGCAGAAAACATTCTTGTCTTTTACCTCTTTGCCGGTCACCTTACCGTTCGCATCATAAGTAGGAACTTCTACACGCAATTTGGACATCTTACAAGCTACATAAGCCTTTCCCATTGCTGGAACGACACGAAATACGTTCTTTCCTTTCTGAACAGTAGCAAAGCCTGTATAGCTCTTACTACCTTTGTACATTGTCTTTTCAGCCTGTTTTACTTCTGCTTCTACATCTTCAATTGATTGCTTCTTGAATTTCGATTTGTCAAATTTCATAATTCTTTTTAATTTAATTGATTGATAAATAAATCGTTATTTCTCTTTTACCTGTTTTAAAAACGCTTCAATAATCTGCTTTTGTTCTTTTTCAAACATACCCACAAATTCTTTAAAAGAAACAGGTTTATTTGCCTTGTCTTCTGTCTCAAAATAGGGTACTCTTTCGGCAATTCCTTTTAAGTCTATACCATAGGCTTCTGCCGTTTCATACTGCTTGCCCGTTTCCTTTGCTGTTCTGATTCTGTACAAATCCCATAGAAACGGTGCATTCGTACATTGAACGATTTTAAACTCTTCCGTTAGTTTGATTTCCATATTATTCTTTCTCTTTTATGATTAAAAATGTATTGATTTCACCTTCTACCAAATTGTCCAGAAATTCTTCCGGTGTTACCTTCGGGACAAGTCCCGTCAACTTTTTGTCCTTTGACTGCAACGCCCAATAGAGACTGTCTATTTCTGCCAAATGCTTTTTCTTTTTGACCAAATCCTTTTGCATGGCATGTAGCTCTGGATTGATTGTCAAAATATCATCCAAAGAACTTTCCGTAAGTTTCACAAGTCCTATGTCTTCCACTTTAACCTTTCCACCGTTTACAATAGATTCACGTCTTATCTGTGTAGCAAGTTGTGCTTTATAGACATTAAATTCCACTTTTGCAGATTCATACTCTGATTCTGCTTGTGCTCTAAGAAGCCCTACTTTGTTCAACAGGACGGAACAAGTGGCGATTTCCCCATACAAATTTGCATGGTCTATGGAAGTCACCGCATCCATGTCCAATTCGTTTTTCAAATCATTGGAGAGTAAAACTATTACTTTATCTCCAATATTCCTTACAAGTTTCATACTCCAAGTTTTATAAATTTACTGTTACTGTTTACTTGCAATACATATTCTTCTTTAAACTTGTCAAAGTTAGCCTTTCCACTTAGAAGAAGGATGCTTTTCTTTGAAGATATAAAGAAGTCTGCGTTCTCCTCGTAATCGTCCGGGAAAATAACCACACGAAGGAATTTGTAATTGCTTTCAAGCAAAAGATTGGCAAACCGCCCTTTCCTTCCTTCTCTTTCTTCCACTTCCAAAACATAACCACCTACCATAACCATTTCATAGGTCGATCCGTCATAGTTTTGCAAATCTTCCACATTGTAAAAAACCCCGTTTCTAACTTTTGGTTTTAGGTATTCCCTTACCAATCCTTCGTAGTCAAAGAAAGCAAAACCGGACTTGTTCTTTTGTTGTAAAAGCCACCACCAATCCTTTGCAATCTTTTTCTTTTCAAAAGCAAGAAAATATTCATCCTTTTCCTTGTCAATTTTGATCTTGTTCTTTTCCCGGTACTTTCCAAGCATGAACTCCCTTGCAGAAAAGATATTGGAAAATTCCCTTGTTTCATCCATCATATCGAACGCACCGGAATAAATAAGATTTTCAATAACGGATTTGTTCACTGCCGATCCTTTGAACGTGTGACGGTCTATAAATTCAGCCAAAGAAAAATACTCCCCATTCTTAGAACGTTCTTCCATAATCTGATTCTGTGCCTTTTCTCCTACTTGTTTTGTTGCATTGATCGCCCAATAGATGCTATTATCTTTTTTGTCCGCCACAATGTTTATATCAGACTTATTGATATTTACAGGTTTGATTTCGATCCCTTCTGTCTGCTGCATTTCATTGACGTATTGAGGAAAGTCATCTTCACTTGCACGGGACAGAGCAACCGACCAAAATTCCAAAGGATAATGCACTTTCAGCCATAAAGAATTGTAAGCATTAATGGCGTATGCAGCAGCATGACTGTTACAGGTTACAATTCCATTTGCAACAAAATTGTGATTTTCATCTTCCATTTCAATGTCATACACATCTTCATTGCCTACAAATCTTACAGAAATAACATTTGCCATTTGCGCATTGGAGCTATCATTAGCAACAAACAAAGTTTTTCCCATAAGAAACTCTGCATATACCTTCCCTTCTGTTGTAGGGAATTTATGGTTTCCTGTTGTTCTTATCTTCTTCCCATCAACAAGAGAAATTTCATATACAGGTCTGTTGCCGGAATACCTAACGTCTTTTATTTTGGAAAAATACAACGAACCATTTTGTTTCATACTTTTTATGACAAAAGAATTGCATTCTTGATTGTGGAAAGCATAAAACAATTTTTCAACTGTTATTTCTCCAAACCCAAGAACATATACTAAAGTTCTAAAGCTCACACACTTATTAAAACTATACTTAGCAAATTCCTCCATTTGTCCCCAAAGAGTTTCTGCATATTTTGGGGTTACGCCTTTGCTTCCAAATCTTTCAACATAACCATTTATAAATTTTGTTTTCAAAGGAAGTAAAACATCTAACTTTTTCTTACCTAATGATTTTCTTACTTTATCACATGTAACTAAGTCAAAGTCAGCAAGTTGGTTGCAAATGTTCATAATCTGTTCTTGATATACCAACACAGAATAAGTATTTTTCAGAATTTCTTCCGCTCCAATAGGATATTCCGGTTCTTTTTCTCCATTTTTCAAAGCAATGTAGTCCATGTGAAAACCATTTTCCATTGGCCCAGGACGGAACAAAGAAAGTGCTGCCACTACATCATCCATGTTTTTAGGCTTCAATTTTTGAGTATAGGCACACAATCCCTTTGCCGAAAACTGGAATATGTCACTAAGCCAACCATTTGCAAAATACCTGTAAACCTCTGGATCGTCATACTCAATATCTGAATAGAGATTGATTTTCCTACCCGTATTCTTTTCAATCAGATTCAGAATATCAGTGAATTTATCCAATTGCTCAATACCAAGAATATCTTCTTTCAAAAAACCGGCTTCATCCATTTCTCCACCTTCCCATTCACTGATAATCAAATCACCCGATTTTCTAACCGGACACCATTCGTACATTGACTTTTCTTTTGGAAAGATCATCATAGCGCAAGCATGAATAGAAGCTGCTTTTTGCTGACCTAAAAGAAGGAAAACAATATTCATCATTTCTGGATATTTATTCAGAAATTGATTTATTTCTGACTTCTTGCAAGCAAGTTTCAAAAAATCTTCTTCCGTCTTTACATCTTCTATCATTTTAGTAAGCCTCCTAAGAGTAGGAACTGAAGCTCCATAAATCTTTCCTACATCATTTATAGCCTGTTTTATCTGTAAGGTAGTGTATGTACCTACAGAACAAACTTGCGAAGCTCCAAAACGATTTTCCATGTATTGTTTTACTGCCGGTCGGTATTCTCCCGGCACATCTGTATCAATATCTGGAAGGCTAGACAAAACTCTACCTTTATTCAAAAACCTTTCAAAAATCAAACCAAAGTGCAATGGATTTGTATTTACTAACCCAAACAAATAAGAAATCAAAGAGCCACTGGAACTTCCGCGTCCTCCACCTAATAAGATATTATTCTTTTTGCACCAATTGACAATATCACGCAAAATCAAAAAGTAATCAACAACCTGTCCATATTTGATTACATCTGATTCTCTTTCGATTCTTTCTACAAGCACATCCTCCGAGTAATCTTCCAAAAGCTCCGGTTTGTTCTCCAATCCTTCATAAATCAAAGAATCAAACATATCTTCATTGGAAGCGTATTTTTTCTTTTCTTCTGTTGTCATTTCATAACGGGGAAGATGCCGGCTGTCAGTAGGAATTTCAAAGTTGCAATTTTCCGCAATCATATCAGCATTGCTTCTTGCTATCATATAAAATTCCTCTCCCTTTTCACTATCCCCAAATAAAGAAAGAAGTTCTTCCATATAAGTCGCTTCATCTTTGAAATATTGATTACCGGATTTGTAGTTTACTTTCCCGTCAATCTTATTTACGACTTCCCGAAGTATAGCGTATTCCGGCTCAATGTAGTAAGCATCAAAAATGGCTACGGGCTTCATTTTGGACTTATAGAACTTTTCAAAGTTCATCAAGTAGGAAGTGTCCCTATCATTTTTTGTGTATTCCACAGTATCAACCTGCCAAAACACATTAGGTTTGCTTCTTAAAAGAATAGGGACATCTTCAAACTGTATCGTTTTCGGGTCAAATACGATATACACATCTGAAACGTGTTCCGACATGTCTTTGGGGGAAACAAACTTTCCACTATCGTCACAATTCAAAACCTTGTTTAATGCAAGTAAATGCTGCCAGCCTTTTTCATTCTTTGTGTAGATTTTGTAAGTATAGACGATATCCTTCTTTTCATCCTTTACTGGGACTTCCAGACCAAACACAGGGATGATTCCTTCTGCCTTGCAAGCGTTTTGAAATTTGAGTGCACCTGCCAAAGTTGCTTTTTCAACAATCCCCAATCTTTCTATTCCTAAGAATTTGGCTTTCTTTGCCCAATCCGGGTATAACCCTGTACCATTCAAAAGTTCAAACGATCCATGTACTCCCAAGAAATTAGTAGAAAGACCTGCCATTTCACTTTGTCCTCTCCATTTTACCCGATTAAGTTTAGGCTCGTTTTCCTTCCCTTTGTCCAATGTGTACCATACACCACCAAGACGAAAGATGTAACCATCTTCTTCGGTGCGTTCACAATCCCAACGAAAATCCTCTGAAAAGAAATATCCATCTTCGTTAGGTTCAAAAACTTCGTATGATTTCCCCTCAAAGGAAACAGTGTAATTTTCCTTATCGAGAGAGTGTTGTATAGTATTGGAAGAAAGATATTCTTCCAACTCATTTAAAAGTCGATCCATCGTATTTTTCTTCTTTTCGTTTTCACAGACAAACATACAACTTTTGTATGCAATTATTGTATGTTTTTACAATCCTTAACCCTACATTTAACCTAAGTTTATTCGTGTATTCAAAACACTTTTGATAAACTTCAATCGGTTAAAAGGGGTATCGTTTGGTATCACTTCATAAGGCAATTTTCTTTCTATCAAAAACTTCCTTATTTCTACATCCCAACATTTTCTTCTCTCTGCATCTGCCATTCTTTCCCCATCATTTTCTACATCCCAATAAATAGGGAAATAAAAAATAATAGGAAGAAAATATTCACTAACGTTTATAAAATCCAATTGTCTTTTCAATTCTGCGTCTCTTTGAATAGAAGCAGGAATTGTTTTCGTAAACGTATGCACATCTATTATGCTTCTATCGGAAACATAGCAATCTGTGTTTAATAGTTCCGCATACTTATCAAAAATCAGTTTTTGATTTTGAACAGAAGTAAAGGAAGGTTCTATCTTCCCTTCCTTTACTAACTGTCTTGTTATGCTATCTATTTTGTCGAACCGGTCAAACGATCTGTCTTTCTTTAAAAGCTCAAACACAGAAGTTTTTCCGACACACGAAGCTCCCAAAAAAGTTATAGCCCTAACCATTACCGATTATCTCCGTCACCGTGAATTTTGTTCTCTGCCTTTCTCTTTGCCAGCTTTTCCACATTCTGCTTTGCAATGGATACCAAAGATTGGTTCAATTCCTTTCCTTCAATGTAAGTAACAAGATTCTGTAACCCTACAAGAATCTGTTCCAACGCCGTATGACAAAGTTCTTTTCTCTTTTCAGGGAAAGGTTTGCTGTAATCATCATCCCGGAAGTATTTCTTCACCTGTCCGTTAATGATACCTACCTGTTGGAGCAAATAGGAAGGGCTTAATCTGTACACATCCGTATCGTCCAATTTGTGTAATTCTTCAGGGAACTCAACCGGCGGCAATTGCAATTCCTGTCTTGTCATTGCGACATACCAAAGGACATCTCCTATTTCCTTCATGATTTCCTTTGCCTCGGCAGCATTATCCACCTTTTCAAAAACTTCTGCCAATTCATTAGTAAGGCCCATTACCACATACGAGATAGCTACCTCTTTTGCATAACACGCTGTCGAAGCCGCGTGCGCTTCATACTCTTTAAAAGTCATAATACGAAATTTAAATTAATTGATTCACAACAACTTACCATCAAAACACATGATAAGCCTTTTTATTTTGATGTTTGAATATTCCACATCTTTTTTCTTTCCGTTCACCTTAATGGTAACTGTTTGGTTCTTTATATCGTTCTTCAAAACCCGACACTCCTTCTCATCATAAATGACAACCCGATCCTTTCCAAGTAAATAGATCATATCCCAAAACCACTGTGAGTTTCTTTTCTGCTCATTGGTGGAATACTGGAAATTGGGAATGCCAGTAGGATTCAAAAATTCTTTCTCATAGAAAGAAAAGTATTCTTCTACTGAAAAGAAAATAGACCGTTTGAAATGCTTCTTTGCCAACAATTCAATCCGTTCTTTCTTAAACTCTGCAATATCATTTGCCATCTTGATAAATTCCGGTTTATCAAAGATAAGGCTCCTTACCTTATGGGTAAAGTATTCCAATTGGAGCACTTTCAAATATTCGTCTATCGACAATTCTCTACTTCTATCCATCTGATCTTATGATTTGTAGTTTTCAACAAAAGTAGAAATAACCTACCACATTTTCTTGATTTTAGAGACGTAAAAATTAATAGGATCATACAAGTTACTTAACACATCGTCCAGATAATCCATATCCATATCTCCCGGGTCAATGCCCGGTTTGTAAAGATAAGCTATCTTGGTGTTGAATGACTTTGCAAGCATCAACCCTGCACTTTTGGATTCTTCAACAGTCGCATCGTCATACATCAGAATCACATTCTTTACCCCTTTTCTTTCCAAATAGGATATTTGTTCTTTGCTTATACTGTTCCCAAAAGTGAACACACACTTCAAATCCCTGCAATCCCAAAGTTTTAAAAGATTGTCTATACCTACTTTGTCAAATAACCCTTCCACTATTATCACGTCCTTTGTAATAGAAGAAAGCTCGTTGTAACCGCCTAATATTTTTGTAAAGTTCGTCCCTATGCTGTTTTCATATCGCAAATGCGGTTTAGTACCGGTTTCCTTTGCCCTTTCCAAATCTCTTTTATGCCACTCTTTGGAATATCTGCTTCTGCCGAGCCATCCCACCAGCTTATCATCCATTTTCATTTTAAAGATGATGTAGTTTTTCAAATCCTTTTCTAAAATAGATTTGGTTTCAGACGGTTCAAAAAGTGCGTAATGATACGCTCTAAACCCTCTTTCGTCTAAATAAGGGTCAGATTTCAGTCTTTCAAGACGAAGGGGAAGTTTTACTTCCGGCAATTCTTCGGACACATCTTCATCCACATCATCTTTCAAAGGTGTAAGTTTTACACTTAATGAATTTTGATATTCCATCCGTATAAGATCTTTCCTTCCTATCTTGTCCAAAAAATCCTTCAATGGTTTTTTGCTACCGCATTTCCAACAGTGAAACACACCGCCGTGAGGATTCAAAAGAACACCCCATTTCTTCGATTTTCCACAATAGGGACAATCCATGTTTTTATTGGAGAGCCACCCCTGCGAACCGAATATGCGAAGTCCAATCGCTGCCTTTACTTCTTCTTCGTCTATCCGTATCATAAGCCTAAATGCTTTCCATTTTATCTGCTTGCACCTTTTTTCTGCGAGCTTGTTTCTTTTCTTCTTTCCTTTCGGAAACTTGATTATACATTTCCATCGTTCGTCCCCTGTGATAGAACCGTCTTTTGTCGTAATTGGTAGCAATCGTAATCACTTCTTGACTTTCTTTGTAATCACGGAGCTTATCAACATAAATACGAGCCGTTGCGTTTGCCTTTTCTTCTATTGTCATATTCAAAGTAAACACAAAAGAAAAAGACTTTACAAGTGTTTTATCACCTTCTGTATAAGAACGGTCAATCACCTTATCCGGGTTGTTCCATACTTCAAACGGAACATCACTTGTCTGTGTGGCTGTAATAATAGGAGCACCTATTTCATCCGCCAAGTTCTTCAAAAGCTGGGCACAAGTCTGTAATTTTTCTTTCTTGTGATCAGGATCAGAATCTATCTTTTTGGATATGCCGGTCTTTACCAAATCCAGAGAATCGAGTATCACTAATCCGGGAAACTTGCCATGTGTATTAAAATAGTCATAGCAAAGCTGGCGGACATCACTCATGGAAGCCTGTCCGAACTTTTTGAATCCATACACTTCAATGTCAGAGCTAAGTTCCTTTACCTCTTTGATAGCTTGTTCTATCTTCTTTCTATCCTTTGGACTAATATTGCCGGATTTAATATCAGAATAGGATTGGGCAGACCATAGCTGATCATATATTTGCATACAGGCTTTAACCCCACCTTCCAACTGGATATGAAGAACCGGCACACCTCTAATGGCAGCAGAATACCCATGCCATTTCAATACAGTCGTTTTTCCTGTGCCGCTGCGAGCAATCCAAAGCGTTGTGTCCCCCATTTCCATGCCACCGAAAGATATATCGTCCAACCTGTCGATTCCAAAAGGAATTTTTACTGGCTTTTCCGTTATTGTAGCAGCATCCATGCGTCTTTCAAGCATACGTTGCTGGAAACCCCCGAAAACAGACTGGAAACCCCCTGATTTGGAGCGAAAGGACATCTCCAATATCCTTTGGGATTCTTCAGCGTTGACACGTATTGCTTCTTCCTTCTTTCCTTCTTCATACAAGTCATGCACTTTCCTTGAAAGAAGTTCAAATTCCGTTTCCTTGACAAAAGACTGCAATTGGTCTATTGCAATTTCCCTGTCTATCAAAGTTGCTTTCTTTATTTCCTTTGCAGCAAGCTGTACGGCATCCTCATCAGCAAATTTCTGACAAATAGCACCAATAGAAGGCAATTTGTTCTTTTCTGTATATTGTATGATCGCTTCCCTAAGAATGAATTTGTAGCCCGACCATTCTTTAGGAATCAATTCGTATTTCAAATATTCCGAAGCTATACGCATTATGACTTCATCAGAAAACATCAATTTAAAGATTTCCGCCATGAAGCCGGGATTCAGTTTACCCATGATCCATATACTTATTTATACCATGTTTATACTAAAATTATTACCTGATCCGTTTTCTTCACGTAAAGTATTGATACTGAGCCAGCTACTCATCACAATGTCATCGTGTCCCGAACTCGCTTCCAATTTCCCTTTATCGCTTCTGAAAGTAACGGACGCAAACTCACTGAACATCAACTCTACCTTTTGTCTTGTGTCCCCTTCCTTGTATGGAACTTTAATCTGTCCTCTTTCAAACATGGCAGACAAAGACGGAAGACCGGAATAGAGGTCTTTCTTGTTCCCTTCTGTTGTTGTAAACTGCTCGATATTGGAAAGACCCCTTTCTCTTGCAAGTGCAGACAAGATCCCTTGGAAACCGTTTGCCTCGCATACTATCTTGTCCGGCTTGTACAGACGGTTGAAAAGAACGATCTTGTCCACCTGCTCATTATGGGACATTCCTTTTGCACGGAAATAGTTTATCAGATAGAAGTTGTTCGAATAGTCAATACCCCAAACAGAATAGACAGTATAGTCAGCACCAATATTACCGGATACAGCAAAGTCACATCCTACCACTACCCTTTGAAGTTCAAACGGGAAAAATTCTATACTATCAGCAAAAGAAACCTTGTCCATCCCTACAGTCGATCTTCTTAGATACTCATAAGGAAATATCGTTGAATTGTCTGAAATAGGGATAACCAAATACTCACGGGCAAATACGATAGAACCAAGTTCCGTTCTTTTTGCCTTTATATCTTCAAAGGTGTATCTATCCGGTGCAAGAGGTCTACCATCCGGGAAAACAATAGGATATTCAAACGAATAAAAACGTTTGTCACCTTTTATTACATTGTACAGTTCATTCGGAGCAGTCGAATAAGGTGTACCAGATATAATCAAATACCCGTATGGTTCTACAATAGGTGTAATTGTACCTCTAAAAACTTCTTTCAACTTTTCCCTTTGCTCATCGCTATACAAAGAACTTTCGTCCGGCATATCGTCTATGATTGCTGCACCAACGTGCAGACCACGAATAAACCCGTCCTTACCACGGACATGAAGTATAGCACCGTTCTCACCTTCTATTGCTGTTTCACCTAATTTCGCCTTTCCATTCGGATCAAGTTTTTCTTTTAAAATATCGTTAGTAGTGATTTCTTCTATGATCTTGTTCACATGCACCTTTGCAAGTGTCATAGTGTTTGTGATCATAGCCGTCTCTTTCCGGTTCTTGTTGTCAACCGTATCACCTCCATAGAGCATAGGTCTCGTGTAAGAATACAATCGCCACAAAGGAAAGGAATAACACCACATATAGCTGTTATGACAAACCGTACCATCTTCTAATAGGAACTTATGGTCACCATCACAGGTAAAACCGTAATAGTCATCTTCACCAACCAAAGACACATAAATTTCCGTCTCTCTTAGTCCGTTCTTAGTAGACCTATAACCTTTATAAGAAAAACCCTTTCTAAGGTTCATTTCCGCCACTTCTACAGGAACAATGCTCCTATCGGATAGGCAAAGCAGGTGTCCTTCACTTACGGTATAATCCATACCACCTATTTGCCTTACTTCATACATAGGACATCTTCCTCTGTGAAGCTCTAAGACTTTTCGAGGTTTGAAGTCCTGTCCCATCACCTTATCCCCAACTTTAATATTTTGGATTTTTTTTATTGATCCATCAGCCATAACTACTAAAGTGTTGACACACAGACATTTGCCTGCTCCGCGGGCGCACAGGTAACTACTCCACGGAAAGAGTTGTGTAAGATTCCCCCATTCCAAATTTCTCCATCCTAAATTGAAATTGGAAAGGACGGTTGCGTTGAAATAGTTGTACGAAAGGATTCTTAAGTTTTCGTCCATTGAAGCAAACAGGTTGTCCACATATCCCAATTTTTCGGTATCGAGAGACCGTCCAAAATTCATTGCATACTCTGTCTGATCTATAATAGTTTCAAGCATCTTGTCCATATCCCTTTTGTATCCCCCTGAAAAGAGTTGGGATATAGTAGGAGAAGGAAGTCTGTCTATTATATCGTCCACAGTAGTAAACAACCTCTTTGCTTGCAAATCGGTCAGAATCCCACCTTTTGAATTATATACTATTGCCACGTTACAAAGCAAATTTTTCTCGGAAAGGATTCTTGACCGTCATGCCATCTTGTTCGGCAGTTGTTCCTTCTCCTCGAAGTTTCTTTACGAAATTTATCATAAGTAGTGCATTTGCATAGGTATCATCACCGGCACGGTGCGCGTTTACAAGATCAATACCTTCCTTGTCACAAATAGTATGCAGTTGATAGTTTTCCGATTCTCCATAAGCCATGTGAGCCAATTGCATCGTATCCAACGAAAACTTTACATACTTGCTTAGATCATCTCCCATGAACTTAAAAAAGTTCTCCAAAAAGGCATTATCGAACCCTACTATATTATGTCCGCAAAGCGTACATAATTGACGCGGATTTTTGTACCTTTTGAAAATCTCCAGACACTTTTTGTAAGCCTCTTTTAACGAAATTGCCTTTTCATTCTGGATAGATTCAGTAATGCCATGTATTGCTTCCGCTTCTACACTATAGACCAATCCCTCTTTGTAATCATGTGGGAGAATCATAGATACTTCTTCACATATCTCCAGTTTCTCCATATCTATGACTGCAAATGCGATTTCTATAAGTGCAATCGTATCAAAAGCCGGTTTGTCTTTTGAGGGAATAGAACCAGTTTCACAATCATAACATATCAAATATTTGCTTGATGATTTCATTTTCTTTACATTAAAATTTTCTTTTCATAAATTCTTGCCAACTCAAATTCAGCCATACAGCCTTTTGATTCCTGCCAATTTGGTACAAAGAAAACAGCATCACATTCTAAAAGTGCTTCAATACACCTACCCATATAATAGGAATAAGACTTACCTTCTTCATTACAAGTATCAAAAGGAGTAACAATTTCATCACCTTTTTCTCCAAGAAACTTCTTAATCTTTTCTGCGTATTCTTTCGTTTCTTCTATATCATGCCCAGAAATAGGCAAACTTACATATATCTTCATCTCATTTTTATTTTGTTTCTTTCACAAGTTTCCATAGTCTTACATTGCTTCCTATCGGCACACAAGGGACAATACTCAATCCTTCTCCTAAATAGGAGGGGACTTTGCCCATTACCGCATAAGCTCTGATGTTCCAGTATGAAAACTTTCCTCCATCTTTCTTTTTATAATGCTCATTGAAATAGTCTGTCATTCCAACGAGATTTAAATTCTTTACTATAACTTCCTTAGCCATAGATTATTAATTCAACACTAATTTCAACCTGTCGAAGTCACGGGAACAGTTTTCCTCGCTTTCATACCGGACATGAATGTTTTTATAAGGATTATCCTTTAATGTCACATCATCCGGCATTCTATTTATGATTATTTCCGGTACGCCTTCGTCCGTGTAATCCATTTCTGCTGAAACAATAAATATCCTTGTCAAAGCCAATTTCCCATCAGAAAACACAAACATACGCTGTTTTTTCGTATATTCTTTTTCCGACCACTTAATACATTCTTCGGTAAAGTCAGCAATACTTTTCGTATCTTGAAGTGCTATTACATCTTCCAACTTTCCTTTCAGAACGTTCAGTTTCAAATCCCCGAATAAATTTGCAACGGATTGAAGTAATACCTCCATGTTTTCATCTATTCGCATAAATCCAACTCAATTAAATGATCATTTTCTCTAAGAACTTCCCTTGTTCGTCCGTTCTGAGTTTCCACTACCAGCATAGTGCCATCTTCCACTTGGTAGGAACTGATCACTTCGCCTTCAAAGTAATAGCATCCTTCTGTCCAGCATACTGTCATGATGTTTTTGATTTAAAGATTACACATTTCCTGTTTTACTTTCCTAATGTAAGACTTTACTTTCTTTCCCCTGTGGAGAACAATCGCCTTGTCTATGTCTTTGGTAGGGTTGTGATGGGATTGATATATTTCAAACATCTCTCTTGACTTTACAGGATCGAACCTGTCCTTGTAAGAATAAAGATGTTTCCCTTTTATCCGGTTTACCTCATCCACATAGACCTTCAACATCTGAAACCTACTGGAAGCGGAACTTACCTTGTTCTTTGCTTTATCATCACAACCGGATTCAACCATGCAAATAGCATGAACCAATCTTTCCCACACAACCCTGTCCCTATCCTCTTTCGTAGTGGGAAGAACTTTTGCATCAGAAACAAGAAGGGGGATAAACGATAATACCGTCAATACAAGAATCTTTTTCATACGATTTCCCTTTCGTTAAATTCATGTAATCTGTGACAAGCGGAACAAAGAAGTTCGATATTGTTCTTATCCAGCTTCAAATCCGGTCTTGCTCCTCTTGATCTGATATGCGAAAAGAAAATAGCTTTTGGTTCATCCCCCAAAGGCTTTCCACATTTTACACAAACATGAGGTCTTTCCTGCCATATCTCCGTAAATAAGGATTGAAGGTCACCTCTACGTTCTTTGGTTGTTTCTGTGTCACAATCTTTACAGAGCCACTTCATCCTATTGTAGATGTAATGATTTTCACCACATCTTTTACAAGGACGATATTCGTATTTCTCCTTCTTTTTCAGCACGTTACTCAAACTTATAGCTTTTAATTCTTTCAATCTGATTTTCAAGATACTGAACTCTCTTATCAACCGTTGCGTTAATAGCTTTCTTTGCTTCTTCTTTTGTGAAAAACACATCTCTGCCAATTTTAGCCATTTCACGTTCTCCTTCCGGGATGATATACCCCAGACCTCTGAAAGTAGTTGTTTCCCATTTTTTTACTTCTTTAATTTCACCTGTCATAAGTGCTGAACGCACGTCATACATTACTTTTTCTTCCATAACAATTTAAACTTTGTATTCTGTTAAACCTATCTATTAATTCACACACATAGTCCATCTTTTTCTCACTTTCCTTACTCGAAAGATAGATAAACCCGAAACTCCTTACAAACTTAGGGTTTCCAAACCATCCGTACCTTACGATCAAAAGCTCTGCTCTTTTCGTATCGTAAAAACAAGGGACAATTTTAACTTCAAGTTCCTTTCTTCTTTTTCTCATCTGTCCTTATATTTTTCTTCACACAATTTTATATACCTGCATCCTTTGCATTTCTTTTCATGATACAAAAACCCATCATAGCTTTCACAAAGGATGTATCCTCTCGGAGAATCAAAATAAAGCTGTCTTTCTTTATCCAAATAGGAATCAGACAAGGTTTCTTCTTTCTGGATAGGGTTTCTAAGGTCGTATTCCATAACGAATTTAGAGGTAAACCACATATCCTTTTGTGTTCGTTTTCTCCATCTTTCAATAGCTGCTTTCCCTATCACATTAGGAAGAGGAATAATACTCAATTTCGACACCGACAAAATAAAAACCTGCCTATTAAATTGAAAAGTAAGATAGTTCCAAAGATTCCCCACTATTTCATTTTCAAGAAAATCTTTTATCCTTTCCCTGTCCTTTCTTTTTGCATGAAACTCATACTTCGGGTTGTTTGTCAGTTTCCCCTGTAAGTATTCATAAATCGTTTCAAATTCTTCTCGTCTTGTCATTGCTATCGAAATTAGATTATAAAATCATTGTATACAAAAGTTGTATGTTTTAAGTGATAAAAGAAGGGGAAGTTTTTATTCCCCTGTCTCGCTGACAAAACTACAACTTTTGTAACTATTCCCAAACCAAATTAATGTTAAAAATCTCATCGGTCTCTTTTTCAACCTTCTTATAGCGGTTTTGGGTGTTCGTATCTCTCTCTGCCACATTGTTATAGTCTTCTCGAATAATTTTTCCATCAAGTACCCGTGAGAACCACAAACAAATTTCATCCCCAGCTTCCATGTCACCAAGCGATACCGGTTCTTCCTCTTTTGCTTCATAAAATTGAATCCAATAAGGTTTTTCGTTCATGGAAGATGTGCGCGAAGTAACCGGATTTTCTTCTTCATCCTTTCCCATCCCTATAGCTCCTACCGTGATTGTTCCATAGGGGTTATCCGTTACAGAAGAAAACCATAATTCGACATTTTTAAGTGTTTCTGTGCCCTCATTTTTCAAAACAAGAGCAACATATTGGCTATGAGGATTTGAAGCCAAATTAAGGCTTATTTCATCAAATAAATTACCAAATACATCATTAGGCACAAGAGTGGAAGATTTATATCCACCCAACGAATCTGAAACTTTGGACTGCGGACTGTTATATCCCGAACTGACCGTATAATAAAACCGTAACATAAGCCTTAACTTTTAGAAGTTGACATGAATATATTCCCAAGCGACCAATATTCGCTTTTCACTTCATTGTAAACAGATACCGTGCCGCCAGAATTTTGTACACGAGCGATATAATATTCATCCACTTCTTTGTCTGGGGGAGTGCTGATGCTTACTTCTGGGACTAAAGAAATGGCATAATCATCATAAGTGTATAAACCGTTTCGCTGCTCGGAAGTCAATACACCTCCCAAAGGAAGTGTCCCAAGCACAATAGCTCTTAAATTCGATTCCGCTACAAATGTAGTTGCGGATGTAAGAAGTAAGTTTTGGCTGTCAATTATGTTTACAATCTGATAAACGCCATTATTCAAAGGAACAGAACCGTCTTGCTTTTCAAACCGGATAGAGACGGGGGTTGATGAAGATTGACCTCTTACCTTACCTGTAAAATCCACAGAACCGGAAACGATACCTTGTGAGTTTACGCTTACATATCCCTTTTCGTAATTTCTTGTTTTATATGCAATCTTCACCCAATAGAAATTGCTGTCATTCGGCACAACGATGTTGTCTTCTACATTGATATCTATAAAGTTCCCGGCACTGGTAAGAGCCATCCCAGGAAGTACCTTAATAGTGCCAGAGTTTGTTCCTGTTTCCACTTTAAAAGGTTCTATAAGATTTTCATCTTCTACTGGTTTGTTAACTGTATTAGGATTGATCTTAGACGGGTCATTCGTAATCATCCCAAAGGAATAAGATGCCTGTAGCACCGCCTTCATAAGCGGTGCTGTAGCAAAGAAAGAAATCATATTTGAAAGTTCTTCTTTCTCTAAAAAAACATTTCTACTAACATTTAACTTGCTCATACTCAATATTTTAATTATTTTTGACTTACTATTTCCATCCACTTGGGACACCCTCGCAATTCGTACCTGTAAAAGTCTGACTATGACTTGTTACGTTATTGTTCCCAGACTCCGTTATCTTTACATAATTGGATGATCCTGTAAGGATTTGAATAACAGGGACAGTTCCAAGTTTCGAGCAACCATAAAACATTCTGTCCATATTAACTTTTCCTACCCCTGCAACAGAACGATCATAAAAAGATGTATAAGAAACTGCATAAGTCTGTTCTGTTCCTAAAGAAAGATTTGTACAGTTTACAAACATTTCAGTACAATTCAAATTACCGCTGATATTCTCAAAATTGGTATTATTAAACTGATTTCCTCTATCCACATTCACAGGTCGTGCAGATGTTCCTGGTTGTCCTACATAATTCCCTGTTCTTCCAAAAGAAGTGAGTGACGTGCATCCTGCAAAGCATCTCCTAAGATTAGTAAGTGTCGTAAGATCATTAAAGAACTTAGCGGGAATTTGTTTCACACTCGTGTTCTCAAACATACTTTCTGCATTCTGCAACTTTCCATTCTTCATATCAAAAGAAGATATATCAGATAAATTCCTACAATTCGCAAACATTCTTGAAGCGTTTGTTACACTTGACGGAAGTCCCTGCCCATAAGGAATAGACAAATAAGTACAATTCTCAAACAATGACTGCATATTTGTTGCCTTCGAAGAGTAAGAGAACATAGCAGTAGACCAACCGTCAACAAGACTTGTACAACCGACAAAGCAACCAACAAAAGAAACAATGTTTGTGCAATATCTGAACCATAATACTGGAAGTTCAGTTATGGCTGTGCAGCCTTGAAATGTATATTGCATATACTGTGCATTCGTTGAATTGCTAAATGGAGAACTTGTAGCTGATTGACCTCCTGTATTTTTCAAAGCCGTACATTCAAAAAATACAGCATGGAAATCTTCTGTACCACCTCCCCTTCCAAAAGTACCATTGCCAACGCATGAAGTCAAACTCTTACAACTTCTAAACAAGGAAGAATGATAAACACATGAAGTAGGAACAAGTTGACCACTCGGGAGACTTGTAACCCCACTGCTCCAGAAAGCACCCGCACAAGAATTACCTGTCATTTTGGTAAACAAACCAGAAGGAATAGACCTAAGACTTGTGCAATCTCTAAACCAACAGATAACACCCCCTGAAATAGAAGGGATTGTGTTTGTTGCAATCGATGAAAGACTTGTACATCCTCTAAAGGCAGAATGGTTGCCGCCGGCAGCGTCCACATTATAAGTGCCAGAGCTTCCCTGAATAGAAAATGATTCGGGCCACTGTTTGATTGCAGTAGCTCTTGTATGATTTCTGAAATTGGCATACACAGTAGAAGGGTTACTTGTATTTCTACTTCCACCTTGTACCCTTACTTCTCTTCCCACTATTTCATAAACGCCATTTGATACAGATGGCGTTTGAGGCGATCCGCTATAAGAAACGATAAGAGCTTTCCAAAGATAAAGGTAAATACTGCTCCCTCCTGCGTTCGTTGATTCATCCCCTGTCCCTACACATTCCGAATCCGTAGCGGAAGCATACACATAACCTCCAGAAGGAGAAGAAACCGTTATCCTACCACCTCCATTTGTCTGATCTGTACCACTGTAATAAGACGATCCGTCAGGCGCAGTAGTTCTTATATTCACGGAAGCATAAGGTTGCAATACATTTTCCTTTCTAAGATAAATATAAGTTGTCGTAAGTTCATAGTCAAGAGTGAAATCTATATACGTGTCAGCTCCCGATATTGCAATATTGTTTTTCGTTTGGGATTGATAATTGTCTGCCGTACAAGTGGCATTATATGACCCTGATTGTATTCCAGTAAGTGTAAGCTGTCCTTGTGAGTTGGTGTACCCACTCTTTCCTCCATAAGTCACGTAAGCTCGATTAATGTTATACCCATTTCGGGATTTCACTGTAATATGAGCACTATAAGTCTTATTGGAAATACCTACCCTTTGCTGTGGCATTGATTCCTGATTAACTGTGACAGAACCTTCCGTAGGCTGATAGTCATAAACAGAAACTTCGTATCTGTAAGTTTTTCCCATCTGCATCATAAAGGTCGTTGTACCGTCCGACCCTGTATTTTGCGTACTAAGTCCTTCGGGTTTTACAGAAGCTCCTGAAACTGGAAGCCCTGTATCGGAATTATAAACATAGAACTGCACTCTCGTTTCTTTTCTTGGCATTGCAACATTCACCGTCTTCGGAAGGTCATTTGGTTGTACAACCCCTGTCTGATCACTGAAATATTGCTTCGAGGCCACCCAATCATAACGCATTCTCGGAACAGAGAATTTAATCTGTCCGTTACTTGTCAGACCTGTTTGTTCTCCTGCGCCTCCCCTGTTAAGGGTTATTCTTGTGCCGTTGGAAATGATACCATTATCCTCTGTTACAACAAATGTAAGATCATATAAAGTTTGATCCATATAGATGCTCACCACTTGATCATTCCCATTTACAGTAAATTGCTGCTCTCTGTCCTCATATTCCTCATAGGATGCTATGACAGTGTATTGTCCATTGGGAAGTTCCAACACAACACCAGAAGAATCTTCCTGCACAAAATCCTTATCGTTTACTTTCACTTTCGCACCTTCAACGACTGTTCCTCCCGCACCGTACACCTTAATGGTAGTCTTGTAGGTGAGTTGTTTCAAATCTATCGTAAGGCTCGAATTGTTATAAAACTCATAGTTTTCCACATACACTCTTTGATGGTTGTTATCGTAAGATACATCATAAGTATATTTTCCTCCCAACACCCCTTCAAAAACAGCCTGTCCATTAGTAGAGGTCTGTTTGGTCAAACCTGCAAATTTCACAATAGCTCCATTTAAAGGTTTTTTCTCCCCTGTAAAAGTGTTGTAGTCATTCACAGTAAACGTCATGTCATAAGTAGGCATAGGATTGAAATTCACTTGTATATCCTTATTGCTGTCCACAGCAACATCACCGTTTACAGGAATCCAGTTTTGCTTTTCAACAAGATAAGTGTAATCACCTCCTAATATATTCGTAAATGTCACTTTCCCATCCGTACCTGTTCTTTTGCTTTCCGAATAGGCAACAGCATCCTCTGTTGTCAATCTATCTTTTGCAGTAAGTGTCACATTTGCACCTTCCACTGCGCCAGTAGATGAATTTGTCACCGTAAATGTAATCGTATATCTTGGTATCAATATAAGCGTTACAGGTTCGGATTGATCGTCTTGTACATTGATGTTCTTACTTATGGTATAATAATCCGTCTTGCTTACAGTATAAGGGTATAAGCCAGGTAATGCCATAAATATGGCATTACCAGAAGAATCCGTATATTTAAATTCACCATTAAAAGTAACAAGGGCATTTTGTATAGGTCTTTCATTTTCGTCCCTTACAACGAACGTGACTTTTCTTTCATACACATCTCCTTGCATTTGAATATATTCCACCTGCGTTTCTTCATCGTCTTCCAATACCTGAAACAATCTATCTTCTATATTCATGAACAAAGACTTCTCCACATCAATAGAATAATCACCAGGATAAAGTACAATAGATGCTTCCCCGTTTCTGTCCGTCACAAGACGTTTGCCTAAAATGGCAATAGAAGCCCCTTCTATGTAAGACCCCCTATCCGACAATACTTTGAAAATAACATTCTTTTCTTTCAAAGGCTGAATATCCTCGCTACCCATTATGTTTTTGTAGGTAACAAGGTAATCTTCTGTAAATCCTTTTACTCCTTCCTCGCTTGTAAGGGAATTATTAAGATAATAAGCAGCTATCACGTCCTTTTCTCCTAAATTACCTTGATAGAATGGAAGGAAAAGTGGCTTTATCTTTATATCATAAATATACACGGAAGCGGAAGAATTTGATCTGTCTTGAATAAGACTTAATGACAAAAACTTCATTCCGTCTTTCATTTGAAGCCCTCTCCCTTTCGGGAAATTAAGCTCTAACTGCTTCGCGTATGTCCTGTTCTTTCTTGATAGAATTGCCCGGCATTCATAATACACTCCAGCTACAGGAAGTTCCAGGATTCCTTTGCCGCCTGAAACAAAATTATTGCTATCCACACTTCCGTAAGATTCCTTACATATCATAGGTTGAACAGCTTCGTTAAACACTTCCACACCGAATTTCAAATTTTGGTTGCTTGTGGAAGATGTTTTGACCTTAAAAGAAATCTGATAAGAAAGATTTTCTGAAATAGGAAAGAGCTTCGTTTTGTCAATTTCAGAAGAAATACCCACCAAAGCATTCCCAACGAAAGTCATTGCCTGTATAGGAGTGCCATTGTTGTCTATATCATCCACAATAACAACACCTGTAGGGTTCACAAGTGGATAGGCATTCAAATCTTTTACACTTTCCGTTGTTTCATACCCTTTTGCAACATTCAAAACCGTGTCTGTCCTGTTCCATGTAGGAGAGCTATGTCCCATTGTCCATCCAGTATCACGAGACATCAAAAGGGCAAATATAAACTCATCCTCCGTCTTATATCTAATAAGACGGAGAAGTTCCCCAAGTATCGTGCCTTCCTTGTTTACAATATCAAGTGTTCCTCTTTTTCTATATTCCTTCACATAATTATTGAACAGATATTTCATCTGTTCAATTGTGTTCACTTCGTCTGTCACAAGTCCTCTGTTTTCAATAAAAAGCTCAAACAGAATCTTATTTGTGTCAATCTCATTGTATTGCTTAGCATATAAAACAACAAGCGCAAAGATATGACAGACTGTTTCCCAATACGCCTTAAAATCCTCTCCATCCTTCTTTATAAAAGTAGGAAGAATGCCGGGAGAAGATACCTTTTCAAGTACATTTTCCGCCCATTCCATTACAGCAGGATCGTTTTCTTCGAAAAACCGTTTGAACACGGTCTTATTGTAGATTTCTTGTGACACGTTGTTTCCTTTTTAAATGTTACTTTCTTCTTTCGAAGTCCATTCATCAGAATTTAACAAAGCGCTTAATTCATCTGAAGGATTATTATACACTGGATAAGGATATTGAATTGTTTCTATTTCCCCATCCTCCAAAGTAGAGATAGGAGAAGGAAATTCTTCAATACTATTGTAATGTTCAATGTGAAGCAATACTTGTTTCCCGTCTGCACTGGTTCGAGGACTATCTATCCCCAATTCCTTTAATCTGCCTATCGAAGCTAAATTAAAGACTTCTTTTGGTATTACTATAAACTCCATACTCAAAATTTTTCAACATATAAGCCTACAAGATCAACTAAATTATGAGAAAGATGTATTCCACTACTTCTTGTGCATTTATATATCACCTCATCCTGCAAATAATATTTCCCCTCAAATAATTCCATAGGAGGTGCATAAGGGATCGGATCATCTTCTGTGCCAGAATGACTTTCATCAACTCGTTTCCAAAGAGAAGCTGTTTCCAAAGACGGTTTCCAATTTTCTTGTGTCTTGTGACCTTGCAAAACTTCCCAAAGATCATCTCCATATTGATAACGTTCTTTTTTTACCACATCAATATTAACCTTCCATTCTGGATGGAATTTCTTAAATTTTAAAGCATCCTTATCAGAAAGTCCTGTCTTATTTATGGTGGATTCTGTCAGATCATAAAAACTATATACAGGTGTCTCTCTGTTTTCAGGAGCATCCGTAGACCCTATACCTATAGCATCCAACTCCCTTTTTACCCATGCAATAAAATCATCATGCTCCTTTACATCTTCATTATTGGGATCATCTCTAAACTTTCTTGAAAGAGAAGCTGCAAAAGAAGCCACATCCAATGGAGTAAAAAGTCTATATACCATCATCTCCGCAGCATTAATAATACGCCCTCTTGTAGCCGGCTTTTCCAATTCCACACAAAAGGCTCTTGTTATAGTTTTCTCTCCATTTTCGTCTTGAATTTTCTCTGACTTATGGGAAAGATACACTTGCACCTTCCGACCTAAATCCAATTGTACAATCTTTCCGTTTCTCCACGCAGAATGATTTCTATTAGAATCATCCCTTTCAGTAGAAGGGACTTCAATGTAATCAATATTCATTTTCATTTATATAATCTATTAAATTTGTACTGTCTCGAAATACATAACCACACCTGTCTTCTATTTCTACACACTCCAAAGGTAGGAAATTTTCTCTTCCAACTTCTTTTTCGCATTTATAAAGAAATTGGATAATAGAACCATAATTGCCATGAAATTCTCTTGCCAACATTTTCCCTGTTGGTTTGCCCTTTCTTATTTCCTTAATTCCTATCAGGCATTTTATCCAATTAGGTTGTCCAGACGAATCACACCTTATTTCATAGTCATAAATGTTAAATATGATATCTTTTAAATCTTTTATAGATATGTTATCCGCATCCATCTTTCTATCAATGCGAATTTTAGAGGTTAGCTCGGATAATTTCATCTTTTTCTCAATGTAAGTTAATAAGTTATATTGATCCGTATTTTTTAAAATCCCAAAATAAGACGGATAATTCTTTTTGTTTGATTTTAAGGCATTTTTTACAATCCTTTTCCTTCCTATCACAAAACCTTTGTTATGCTTATTCTTTCCCTTTCTATTAGAATTGAATATAAACCCACAAAAATCACATTTTCTGTGAATAGGATAAATAGTTCCTGTTTGTCTCTTGCTCCTTATTCCCAATTCATACCACCAATAATTCTTAATTCTCCATTTTAAAGAATTTGCTTCCTGTTTTGTTCTTGCAAACACAAGATTATCGTCCGCATACCTAATACATGCAGGAGCAATATCTTTGATGAAATAATCAAAAGAAAGCATTACTATATGATGCACTAATGGACTTGTAGGTGTGCCAATAGGTAGTTTGCCTTTCACAAAACAAATCTTAACGGCATAATCTATTAATCTTTTGTCTGATACAATCTTTTTCAGTTGTTTACGAAATGTTTTTTCAAGAATATGCTCATAACATTTTCTCTGATCTATCAAAAAATAATAGTTTAAATCAAGTCTATCATAAAAAATAGCCTTTGTTTTATGAAGCAAAGAACCATTTTTAAAATTAGAATTAAGCCCGCATTTCTTTTTACAGTTCAAACCATTTCTATTATCCTTCTTGGTATAAACAGGTGTTAAAATATCAAGTAAAAGGTGTTGATATATTCTCGTCTTTAAGGAAGGACTTTCAACGTGTCTTATCTTTCCATTCTTATTAACTTTCACAAGAGAACGATACGATATATGCTTTTCCCAATTACAAGTAACCAAATCTTCAAAGAGCATTTCACAATTTTTATCAAAATCCTCTTTGAATTTCTTTATTTCTCTTTTGTGAGAATGCCCTTTGAAAGCATGTATGGCGGCAGCCCTAATGCTTTCTACAGAAATATTTTCATACAAATTATCGATTTTCCTCATCACAAAATCAAGTTTGAGCAGTAAAACAATGTCACATGACACTGTAGCTTATCTCTATGACTAATTTCCATTTACATAAGCCTTGTCTTATAAATTGTTATTTCTAAACATGAATATGAGACTGTTTCTTCGTCAATTTCATAAAGCTCTAAACTTGAGCAGAACCACCATAATTACGATTCGAATAAGAAGCATCGTTGTTCGCATTCAAATTCCGAGGGGAACAAGAACCATTAGTGGCATTACCACGAGAACGAAGAAACGAAAAGTCCCAACCCATTATTTCAACCTAAAATTTTACGTTTCAGAGGTTTCAGTCCCAATGCTGAACTTGTCGTAAGACTTTTAGGATTTTATATCTTATATCGCCTAAAGTGGCTTCAAGTTTTGCACGGCTGCGCCTAACTGCGTTTTAGCAAAACTTGAGCAGAGCCACCAGACGTACGAGTCGAAGCAGAAGCAACGAGGCGCGCAAGCAAATTCCGAGGGGAACAAGGACCATAAGAGGCATAACCACGAGAACGAAGACCAATTCTTGCTCTTTGATTCAAAACATTACTCCAATAATTACTCCCCCATTGATAGAAACATTCCCCAGTAGACAGACTTCCTCCCTTTAAAACAGAATAAGGAGTTTTCTTTTGCCTTTTCAAAGAATAACCATCAAAAATATTTTCAGATTCTCCTATCTTCTTATAGGTGGATTCCCAATCAAAAGAACCCAAATCGTTTTTGTTTACCGTATTGTCGTTATGCCACTTCTTCTGATCATTTTCCACATAAAATTCAACAGGGTTTCCATCTATTTGTACCGTTTGCAAATATTTACAAGTTCCTACGACTTCTACTCCGCCTCCCCAATAAGCAAAAATATCTCCACTTAGAGAAAGTCCATCAAAAAGAGAAAATCTTAAAATAACTTCTATGTCCCAATCTTTAACTTCCCCTGCCGAATCATAAGCAGCAAAAGTTTGAGACATCTGCTTAAACACCTTACAATTCATTTCCCCATCATTCAACCCTTTTACATTAGGAATGTTGGCATACCAATACACACTCCCATAAAATTCAAAATTGGCTTTTTCTGCAACACCCGTTTCAACAGCAAAAGAAGCCGCCATTTGAGATTCCATACATTGTTCTTTAGGATTCTCTTGATTTGCCATTGTAGACCAATTCGTTCTTTGTTGTGTTGCTGAATAATAAACATCCCCAGACGAACTCCATGTACCATACTTCCATTCTCCAGAAGAAGATAATTTATATCTTACCCCTCCATTATTCTTCCAATTCGTTTCATTGTTACAAGCATCATTAGAAGATATTCCGCTTGAAAATAAAGCATTGTTATGTAAATATTTTGTCTTATAAATTACTTCTTGACAAGTTATAAAAGCATTGTAAGCCCTATATCCTCCTTCTGCAAAAGGATAAGACTGATTTACATTAGGGTTGTTTGATCTTGCGTAAGTACGGTTTGAATTTTGATTTACATCGTTTGTTCTTGGATAAGTTCGATCATTCATAAACAAAGTACAAAGATTCGCTTGTCCATTTGAAGATTTACAATTAGTTTCACCTTCATATAAATAAAAGAAATTTCTTGCCTTTCCTCCTACTGTAGTGATAGGACATGGGGAAATGCCTACAGGGACAAGTCTGTTATCATCAGTTATCTCAACGCCATCCCATACAGTTTTTTCTTTTAAAAAGCCACTCCATTCAATGCCAGAATTACCTTTTACTTTATCTATAAAATAGGCTTCATCCATCCACCCTTTTACAATAGTATATTTTGTTTCCACCGTTTCCCATGGCCGAAGGACTCTTACTTCATCCCCTTGTAAATTATACAATTTTGCCATGCCATGTTCATTATAGAACGTCTCTGCATTAAAAGCGCCAGCATCACAATACTTTTGCTGATGCCCAGCATCCAAATACAGTTCTACGTCACATTCTGCTCGCATGGCTTCTGTAATTCCTACTGTTGGTGCAAAAGAACCATCCTCAAATCTCAATAGATTGTTACGTTTCAATTTTCCAACAGGTACAACTTCCTCTCCTGTATTTTGAGTTGTGTCAATAAGATAAAAATCCCATCCCTTTTCCAAAAAAGAAACATCTCCCAATGAAACATACGGTACAGGATCAAGATCATCTTCTTTATAGCCACTTACAGCATATCCAACACCATACTTCAATTTGTTCACTTCTTCTTGTAGACTTGTTATATTTTCATTTGTCTTATCTAAATCTTCCTGTTTTGCAAGTAAACCAGAAAGGAAACTGTAATTCTTTCCACCTTTAGCAACAGGGATTTCTTCTTTACCATCCAAAGAAGAAAGTCTTGTAAACTGTGATATTTTTTGATCTGCCATAATTATTACGTATTATTGTTGTTCTGTCAAAATCTTGTTTCCATCTTCTTGAAGGACATATCCTCCGTCTTCTTTTAAGATATAATTCTTAGAAGGTGGTATTCTTTGTGCTTTTAATCCTTTCAAATAAATCCATCCTTTCAAAAGATCATCCTTTTTCAGTATCTTGTCATAGAATCCCATGCAATTAAAAGCGAATTGGACAAAATTATTTCCATCATACGCTATTTTAAGTGTAGACGAATCACTTAAAAGAGAGCCTACCGTAATAGGAAGCATATTCCAGTTTTCATCATACAATTTCCCATCAGAAGAAATAGCATGGAAACTGTCTATATCTATTTCTTCATAAGATTCTACACTATTGAGAAATAAAGTTAGTCCCGTTATTTTATCATAAACAATAAGATTGTTTTCTTTTGAAATACCGGCTCTCTTGTCCTCTTTTTTTATAAAAACCCAACTACCTATCATAGAAAATTTAATAGGTAGTTGAAAAGGTTGCTTGCTTTCTATCTTATCATCCACCCCATCAGTAACTAGATAGCCAGCATATTCCCCTTGTTCATTGTAGCCACTCCCTTCTGCAAACCCAAAATTCGACAGTACAAGATCATTACCATTGCCCGTAATGTTGGCAATAGTAGCACGATCTTCGTCCTCGTTGGTTTTGCCGGTGACTGTCCATGCTTGGTAGGGGAAGAGCCAGGGATAGGTTTTGACGAAATAGTCTTTGATCTTGGTCAGTTCTTCTTCGGTGGCGTCGTGATCGAGAAATACAAGTTCCCAGATAGCAGCGTTAATACAAGTTCCTACATTAGTTGGAGCTAATTTCCCAACATGTAGCACATCTGTTCCTTCAAAATTACCAGTTGTAATCGAAACACCATTATAACTTTTAGATGTCTGATAAGTAAAGATGTGTGGTAAATCATTTTCACTCCCTATTGCTCCAAAAGATATAGGCTTATTAAGATGATCGGTTTGTATATTTCTATATTCTAACAAGAAGGCACCATCCTTGAGCCAATTCTTTACATTAGATACTAATCCTTGGGCTATTTCACCCCTTGTAATCCACTGTCTCAACACCACAACAGTATAACCTTTTTCCTTAGTCAAAATAGGGAAGTTATTACAGGTACCGTAATCGTCTACTCCGTCAAAAACGAGTGCACCGGGGTAGAGGGGAAGTTGTTCGATGGTAATCGGGTTCTCCAATTGCCCCGTGTTACCACCAAAGACGTAAAAATAAATCATATTAGCTCCTTCATTAGCTGTATAATCAATTTCATATATACCGTCTTTGGTATAATTTTGAGCATGTTCCGTGCCGGCATTATCATAGACCCTAAATGTACTTTTGTTTATTTCTATGCCAGTTATTTTAAGAATTATTTTTATATGCTCTGAATTAATCCTATAGAACTGTACGCTATTTTTCTTATCATTAATTACAATTTTGTAACTATATTTTTCGCTTACTTGATTGTTATCAATAACCCACTCATTTGATAAAAAATTAAACTTGTAACCATTTACTCCAGACATCCCACCCCAGGCTAAGTTTTTCATTTGTAAATCATGTCCATTACCTGTCTTATCAACCCATACGGGATTGGCAGCCATCTGTTCATTAGTAAGACCTAATGCTGAATATCTTGCAATCATACCAGATATAGATGGGAAAGGAGGAATAGGAGATACTCCACCCCCTCCCCTAAATCTCCTAAAAGGAATTGCGTTTATATTTCCTATTAAATTCATTGTCAATTCCTTTCCTTAAAAGCCTATACTAAGATTGGTTGCCGTTGTTCCGTCTTTCAGAATCTTCTGAACCATGTACATAAGCGGCATTCCCAGATTTGCACTTACTTCCGCTTCCGAAATGGTATATTCCATTCCACCAGAAAGAACTACTTTAATTGCCCCTTCGGAAAGAGGAATGATTATAAACGGAACTTCTTGTCCGTTTTGGTCAATCAGCACAATATCTTCTTCAATTGTAGCAAAATTCCATGCACTGCTGATTAAAGAAGGTGCGGCTTCGCCGTTAGTGGTTATCAGATTATTGGAATTAGCTGTTACTGTTCTTTTAACTATATCCATGATTATGAAATTTTTAAATTTGATTTATCTAAGTAAGTACTTGTCACAAAGATAATCTTTTCTCAAAAAAAACACGATAAACTTGCACTTCTTGGTAACTATATATTAGTTTGCACTAGTACATATTAGTTAATAAATTTCTTAACTGGGTTATACCCAAACCCTGTATAGGGTGGCATTACTGCATCCCCTTTTACTTTTCTCATGATGTTATAACTTCCGTTGATATCTGCATTAAGTAAGATTCCATCTTTTGTTCTGAAAAGCCCTCTCTTAATTCTTTTGCCAACGTAAGTATCATGGTGTTCCACAGATTCTAAATCAAAAGAACTGCATTTTGACGTATGAGATTCGTTTACTTCAACAAATCTTAGTCCTTGTCTTTCTGATTTATATCTTAGCATTGATATGAACATGTCGAAAGGAATTGAGACAAAATTCTGATTGTTTCTTTTCCCAAGATTGGATTCTTGTTTCCATCCATCATTATATCCAACTATCAATGTTGTTATATTATCTTCCAAACAAGTGTTGATTATTTCTTTGCTTGCCTTGTGAAGATAATCCTTTACTTTGTTGTTTCTCTTTCTTGTAAGAGACATCAACCGTCTTGAATTTTCTTTTCCATTTACCTTTTTTAATTGTTGTTGAATTTTCGATCTTTTCTTATTGTAATACTGATTGATGGATTTTAATTTCCTTCCATCAATCAAAACAGGTTTATTGTTTGTATTAGTTACAATAGAAGCTAAATTGTTTACACCCAAATCAATAGACATGATCCTATTGTTATCGGGAAGCTGTTCTTTTACAGAAGATTCATAAACAACTTCTATAGAATAACAATCTGCTTTAGGAATAAATCGAACTTGTTTTACAGAACCTTCTTTGCAATTCGTTTTCAAAGGTGACAATCCTTCTTTCTTTGGAAAGAAAATGAAGTTTCCTTTGTGCTTAAACTGCGCATAAGAATAAGAAAATACATTTCTACCTTTTGTTTTATGTTTATATCTCGGAAATTTTGGACAACCGGTAAACTTTTTGTTATCCCGTTTCCAAGACTTGATAGCAGAAAAATATGATTTTAGGTTCTTATCTAAAGCCATAAGAACTTGTTGAGAAGATGATCCACTCATTGCTCTATAATCTATATTATTTTCTGCTACCATTTTCTTATTAAGTTCTCCTGCTCTTATCCACTTCCCCGTACAAAGAAACTCTTGCTTTATTGTATATAAAGCAGCGTTATACAAGTTCTTAGACAAGAAACAAATTCGATCTAAATCTTTGTATCTCTTATCGTTTGCAGAAATAATGTGTTGTTCTACCAAATACATGGCGCAAATATAAATAGAATATTTTAAATTTCTTATTTAAAATCTACAACATTAAATATTTCTGCAAACTGATATATAGTTATCCTCTCCCTTTAGTTTATTAAATAGGTTCATTGTGGTAGTATATGCAGAAAATACCTTCTCCTGGTTTCGTAATATTTCCCGCATCATCATCTGCTGGAGAAGATTCTTGTCCAGAACCATACCCAGCAATTCTTGTTGTTCCTCCGTCTGGAGAAGTGAAATAAGAGCCACCGTAGCCTGCACCTCCCCCTGCAGATGCACCGGTTCTTTGTCCACTTTCAGTGTTCAAATACCCAGCTTCACCTTTACTTGTACCTCCAAAAATAGATTGGACAGGAATAACAACTGAGGATTGAATAGGTTCAGTTATGTCTCCAAAAACAGTATTTTCATAAGAACTTTTATATCCATATCTGCCGTCTCCACCTGGCGCACCTTCTGGTTGCATTCTTGGTCCTGTAAAAGAATAAGTTTCTTCTTTTGCGGACTGACTTCCCGGACTTCCACTACAATAGAACGTACCCCTCATATGGGCAACAAAGCCACCGGAACTTTTTGCATTATACACAGGATAATTATTCAGTCTGGATTCTTGCGGCATAGCATAATCAGCATCATTGTAAGCACTACCGTTCCCATTATAGGCTTTATATTCATAAGTTGTCATTCCTAATCTTATGGAATATTCCGTCCCATTTGTCCAAGCTCCTACGTTTGGAACACCACTAAATGTAATTTTATTTATTTGGCCATTTGAAATATCCGACATCAATATATTAGGAATATACACAATTTGTCCAGTTGTTCCACCCATCAATACAAATTCATTCCAAGATTGCCAATACTCAAATTTTTCGCCTCCCCTTCCAACTATCAAAAGGGAAACGTATTTGTATGATGTATCTAATTGGTAAGAGGATTGATTACTTGTTATCTGCACCAACTTGTTCGGTTTAGTTAGGGTGTATTCCAAATTCACACTTGTTTGGTAAACCCCACTTATACTCCCTGTCGTTGAAAAATCACTGAAACCGGAAGATGTAATCTTAACTTGATAATTTCCCGCAGGAATTTTGTCAAACCGTGCCGTGTATGTTACTGGTCCTGCCGAACCTGTATGCTTCTGCCCTTCTGAATCTGTAAATTCCACATTACCACCAGTAGGGTCTACTTTTACTTGCACCATATACAGCGGAGTAAGGTTTACTTGCGCCTGCATTCCTTCACTGTTCACAGTAATGCTTTGGGATGTTTCTTTGGAAAAATCCCCTTCCGGTACATACAAGATATACTGTCCGTATGCGACATTGGCGAACGTTACGGTAGTGGTTATATTTTTAGTCTGAATCACCTCCAGTCCCGTACTGTCCTTTAGTTGGATTTGACTTGGCATACCTTGCATTTGTCCAACTCTTCTTACCCGAACATTCAGAGCACTGTATATCTTCTTCAAAGGCAATGTTATCGTTTTAGTGGAAGTTACATAGTCTGAATGCACTGTGTTTTCATAGCCACTCTTTTCTACGGTAAAGATATTTGAGCCACTCTTTACCGTAAGAACAGCATTTCCTTGTGGGTCTGTAGTACCCGTTACCTTCACACTTCCGTTTCCGGCTGTAACCTTTGCACCTGAAACAGGAGAACCGCTTGCTGTATTTTCCCTTACAGCTACAGTTACTTCTACACCTTTTTCTAGTGTAACAGAAACACTTTTTATATCAGAAATAACACCTGTTTCTCCTGATGCAGACAAATAACCATCGGCAGTAACTTCATAACTATATGATTGTCCTAATGGAACATTTATTCTTGCCACACCATCTTGTCCTGTTGTGCCGGAATATGTTTTCCCATCACCTCCCGACACAGTAATCTTTGCCCCCTCTAAAAAAGTTGCTCCACTATCTCCACCATATACCAAGAAAAGCAATGTTGTAGTTGAAGAAATAAGCACTTCTTGATTTACAGAAGACAAATAAACAGACATAAATCCTTCTTTAGGTTGCAAAGGTAAAGGTGGGGTCACTACATAATCATAACTTCCATACAAAACTTTATTTTCTGGGAAGTCTGAACTTGTTACCTTTTTACCATAGAAAGAAAATGTGATATTCAAATCTTTCAAATCATCTTTAGATAGTTCACTTCCGTCAGAAGAAACAACAGCCACCGACCAAATGGTAGAATTACCTATTGTTTCTGTATCCAACAAAAGATCAGAAAGCTGGAATCTTTGAATTACATCATTTTCCATCTCCACCGTTAAGGGAGCGTTTTGCGAGCCATAAGTTATAACTATCTTCAGATTGGACGGAACACCACTTACCTTAAAACCAAAATCCAAAGCCTTGTGATAATCCACTGTCTTTTCTGTGCCAATTTGGAAAAGGCCATTCGAAAACCCTATAAGTCCGGCATCCACATTAAACAAAACATAAGTCTCTGTAGAAGCTGTCGATGTCTTGATCACGCTCGTTAAAGTAAGATTCTTTTTCGTTTTATCCCAGCTTCCCTCCCAGCCATCTATTTTATTTGAATTGTAAATTCTGGTAAGACTTTCCGTAATACTACTATTATCCTTATCCTGAACAATTGTCAATGGAGAAACAATTACACCATTGGGGAAATAGGTTTTTAACTGATCTGTTGTTACGCCTTCCGCTGGAACAAGATATTTCTCATCTTCTTGAAAAACAGGACAACCGGAAAAATCCGCATCACTGTCTTGTGACCACTCAAACTCTCCACCATCAAACGTCATAACAGCAACACCGTTACTGTTCGTAGCTCCTTTATATTTGTTGGAAGGGTTATCTTGATCAACCATCGTTACTAAAGCATTCTGTATGCCTGTACTGTCACTCTCATTTTTTACAGTAAACTGAACATCCGACACTTGCTTCATTTCAAAATTAATATTAGCTTGTCTGTTGTCTACCGTAAATTCGCCTCTCAAATCCAAATAACCATCTTTCGTTGCCATATAAATATAATTCCCATTTCTGTTCTGGAATACAGCAACGCCACTCGATGCTTTGCCTGAATCAATCACTGTATCGGGAGCTTCCTTTCTATAAATATTAATATTTGGATTTGCATAAGTGGGTGTTATTTGAAATACGATAGTATGCTTCACATAATCAGTAAGATCAATTTCAACCTGTTTAGCCTGCAATCCAACTTCAAAGCTACCGTCCGGTACATCTATCAAATCAGGGTTATTGCTTTCGTCAGTCGGGATCGAATAAGTATAATTCCCCTCTGGTAAAGAGATGGTAGCAATTCCACTTTGATTAGTAACGATCGTTTGGGGAAGAACCCTTTGTGCCATACTGTTTACCACAATCTTAACATCTGATTTAGCACTGTTGTTTACTATTGTCTTAAATGTGACAACAGCTCCCTTTATCATCGTTATATTTACACTTGTTTCAGCTTCGTTTACCCTTACCGTACCGCTCCCGGATTGATAACCTTCCTTCGAATAGGTGTATGAATGTGTACCTGTAGAAAGATTTGTTTTTGCCGTACCGTTCTGTGCCGTTGTAATTGTTTCTGTATTGTCTATAACAATTTTAGCACCATCAACAAAACCTCCTTCTTCGTCTTTTACAGTAAATGTCGTTTCGAACCCAAAAACCAGTTCAACTGCTTTTTCTTGGTCGGCATCCTGTATGCTGCCCACACCTTCTTCCGGTGAGTATCCTGCAAGTAACGCACTCCAATCATAAGCACCGTTTATTACCTGCACAGGGTCAGTTGTGCCATCGTCTTTTGTTTTAAGACTTACAGTACTTCCACTTAATATGGCTGCGCCACTTACACTAACAGTTACATCTTTTAAACCCGATTTTCCTGCGGAAATCACTTTAAAGGTAAGATTCCATATCTTCTTTAAAATCTGTGTAAACGTTTCTTCTTTTGTTACTTCAAAAGGCAGTTCTTCACCCTTATACCCTTCTTTTGAGAATGTAGCCGTGTATCGTCCTGCTTTCAGCTTTACAGTGGCTTCGCCGTTTGTTTCGGTAGAAAGTGTTTCTTCCTTACCGGAAATCTTAATGGATACACCTTGTAAAAGGTTGGGGGAATCCATATTGTCTTTTGCAACAAACGTAATATTATAAGACATAGGAACAAGCTGTACCAGCACATCTTTATTGCTACCGGAAACCGATATGCTACCCTGTGTCTGTACATATCCGTCTTTTGTCACTTCATAAGGGTAATCTCCGTCAGAAAGACGAACTGTTACCAATCCACCCTGGGAAGTCTTATAATCGTTTTCATTGATATGAATATTGGCGTTTTCAATTGCAACACCTTCGTCCGTCTGTACAGTAAACACAACATTGTACTTCTTGTACTCCATATTTACAGGGAAAGACGGAATATCCGCACTTTCCACTTCCAATTCACCGGAATAATCATCCATTCCTAAAGCTGTCACTGTAAACGGATAAGTGCCATTCTTTAATTGCAAAGACACCTGTCCATTGGATTGCGTCTGATAAGATGTTGTATTTATTTCCACTGTAGCGCCATTAATAGGTTCTTGCAGTGGATTTTTTACCGTCATTATAACGTTGTAAAGCCTTGCTTGCAAACTTATTACGCTACTATTATCACTGTCAAGAACAGTAATGGAAGAACTACCATCATAATATCCCGATTTTGTAACCGTGTAAGGGTACGTTCCGTTTTGAAGGCTTACAACAGCTTGCCCTCTATCGTTTGTAGGATAGGAAGAACTATTAATGTTTACTGCCGCGCCTTGTACTGGGCTACTATTATCACTGTCAAGAACAGTAATAACTACACTATAATGTTTTAGTACAAGCGTTCTTTGGATAAACGTATCTTGTCCTTCTACATTGAACGAACCGGTCAAATCATCGTACCCTTTCTTCTGTACGGTATAGTTATAATTCCCGTTCTTTAATGTTGTTGTAGCTCGACCGGAACTGTTTACGGTCAGCACTTCCGGTTGTCCTTCGATTCTGATTGTCGCATCTTCTGCGGGATTCCCCTGATTGACTTGTGAGATATTAAACTCCACATTATACAAGAAAAAATCCATTTTAAAGGTAACATCAGCGTTCTGATTGTTGACCTTGATTGTTCCTTGTAAGGTGTCATATCCTGTCCTTTCTATTGTCACCGGATATTCGCCATTCACAAGTGGTATTTCCACTTCTCCTGTTTGATTAGTAAGAAATTCACCGTTATTTACTTTTACAATGGCATTCGATATAAGTTCATTTTCTTTGTCCTTTACAATAACAGTGATTGTCCATACCGTAAATTCCAATTCTGGGTACACATCCTTGTTACTTCCTTGCACTGTTACACTACCGGAATATTCATCGTACCCCAATTTTTCAATAGTGTAAGGATAATTCCCATTTCTTGCCGACAAAGTAGCTATACCTTGCAAATTGGTAGTGGTTGTTCTGTTATCCATCATTACATTTGCATAAGGAACAACCCCTCCCTTTTCGTCCGTCACATGGAAAGTGACCGTATAAGGAGCTAAAACCATTTGTACATCAATGGAAACACTACCGTTCAACACTACAAACATTCCTTCTACGGGGATATATCCCGAAGCGGAAACAATATATTCATACTGTCCGTTTGCAAGTTGGATAATAGCTTGCCCATTGTCATTTGTTATAACAGCATTGTTCCCTATAGAAATATTTGCACCTTCCACAGTGCCACCTTCCGAATCTGTCACATTGAAATAAACCTCTTGATAAAGGTTGAGTGAGCTGTCGTTGATGCCTACAAACAAATCCTCCGGTTCAGACGGGTAAAACAACGGAGAGAGGTTGCTATCAGAATCGTACAAAATATTTCCGTCTTGATCGCGCATCACAAACCCCCTTATACGCGGAAGCTGATTTGCCGGGACTTGCTGATCGTAATACGGAAAGAAATACTCGTCCGGCACATATTTTACGCCATCGGTCTTTTTTACAATATCCAGCAAATCGTCCCATTCTACGATTTTTCCAGGTGTCCAAAAACGAAAATCAAGATATTTAGTAAGGTTCACTTGTATGTTCTGACGCACAGTAGACACATCGTAATCCGGTTGAAGCTGAACACGGAAATCCAACCCCCTTTCTGAACCCACATAGAACCAATCAATATTCTTAATACCAATACCAACTACTTTCCCTTCAATATTCAGTTCTGAAATACCAAAATATCCTTGTGCGCTTTCAAGAAGTGTATCAAGTTCTTCTTCGGTAAAGAAAATGCCGTTCTGCGAAACAACATAGAGATTATATATGCCCTTTTCGTCCAAACCGGCACTCATTACTTTTAAGACACGATCGTCTATGTTGCTAAGTGTCTGTGTCCAGTATTCTATTGTGTTCTTGCTAAGGATATTCAGATTGTTCTTAATACGGATTCTGAATGTTTCATCATCCTCACTATCGCGTCCTCCAATAGCATAATATTCATTCGTGCATTCGATATGGCCTTGTGGCTGCGGCGAAACATTAGTAATGCTGTTAGGCGGTACGTTTGTGGAATACCCTGCGTTGATGCTTCTTACCTTTACATATCCATAACCACTTTCCCCTACAGTCAATGCTTCATCAACTTGGAAACGAATACCATTTTTATTTACAAAAGTAACAGACGTATCATATACTGTACCTGGATTAGCAGATACCCTTATATATGTCGAAGAACCCAAAGCACCTTTACGCGGGCTGACACCATACAAAGCAGCAGCCTTATCCAAATAAACGCCTGTAGCTGTATCTGGAAATATCTGCGCTTCCTTTATGGCAATATCCTTCATTGCCTTTTGAGCAACTTTCGCTACACCGAATGCCGTAGCATTCACAACCGAACCATCAGCTACATTACTTACCTTAGCTGTCTTATCTAAAAACATCTCTATAAAAAGATTCTTTAGATTGGTTATTGTTGCACTTGTTTTTGTAATCATCTGAATATCAATTATATAGGAACATTTACTAAATAATCTTTCTTTGTTACCGTTTTACATTGCAAAGAAAGGAACACGGCATCTTCCTCTCTTTTTACATCCATCAACTCCACAGAGTCCCATCTTGAATCCCTTTGGAACATGTTCATTACATCCTTAAAAATAGAAGGGTACTGGATTGCGTTCACCGTTGTTCCTATGAACTCATTTGCAATTCCATAATCCTTAAACTCTGGTATAGCACCTTTTTGAGAAGAAAGAATAGTATCCAAAGCCTGTCGGATCGCATCATCGCCTATCACTATCTTTAAATCGTCATTCTCAAAGACAAAATTCACATCTATGTCACGTCCCAAGATATTATCTCCCACAAGTACATCCACAACAGTATCAAGATAATTATTCCCAGCGTTCTTTAGATTGATATAGAACTTGTTTCCTCCATCAGAGAACGAATAATCAGTTTCTTCTATATACTGCGGTATTGTAATATTCATCCAATCATCTTCCGGGTTGGTACTGTTAAGCTGTCTGGATACATCTTCAAACCGTTCCCCTGTCCGAAGTGTCTTTTCCATCTGCAAAGTATTGTTTCTATCCAAAGAAGAACTTCTAAGCCATCTTGCCGAACTCTTGATAGTGGAAAGTTTTGTCTGTGTCTCTGTAAAGTTGTCCAGAATATCCCACATGGAAATGTCATCCAAAGTATTTTCATGTAGGATGAACAAAGGCTCAATCGTTTCCGATTCTCTCACAAGTTCCACAAGGCGCAAAAAAGAATCCTTGTCCATCTCCCCACCATTACTATAATAGTCCACAATAAGAGGATAATCGTTGGCACAGAAATCAACAAACTTCTGGAAATATGACTTTATATCATATCCCGTTACGTTGTAAAATTTTTCGAAAGCATCATCCATTGCCCAACAAACCTTTAGAGATTGAACTTGCAAATTCATTTATGCCCTTTTGTATCACATTAGAGGCGCACATTTCCAAAAGCGAACCTTTACTACCACTTGTTCCCGAAACCGCTTCTAAAGGAGCTATAACAGTCATTTCAAGATTGTATTCCCATATCATATTCTTTGATATACTCTGACTGAAATTAACGCCACGCGGTGGAATCGTAACAAGATAGCTTTCTCCAAGTGCCATGTTATAGAAGAAAAGTTTCATGGGAAACCCGTTCTCGTCCACTCCGTTGCTTTTATCTATGATAGATTGTAATATCTTGATACAACCATATCCCGTTTTGATGCCGGCATCAAAGGAAGGCATAGTGAGAGAACTTGTAGATTTTCCCTGTAATTGATAGAGATAACGCTTTCCTGCCGAGATACTAAAAGCTGCACCTGTCAACGAAACGCTATCAGAACCGCTTAAAAGAATCTTGAATGTCCTTCCAAAATTCCCCTTTATCGTGATCGTCTGCGGCATGAAAACAGGAGAAGTGAGCACTGTTATGCCTCCTGCCGTATTGACTACCGTAGTTCTTTTCGGTTCACTCTTGTCTATACTCTCCGGGCTAATAGGAAAAGTAAAGACATCAATTGTGTTCCCTTTGGAATCTGCCAACTCCAAAGAACACATATACACTTCAAAATCATTCGGGAACTGCGCTGCCATCATGGAGCGACCCAAATTTTTAAGTGTCGATTTCGCTGTTTTTACCACTGAATCCAAAACTGCCACGGCTTTATAATTTTAACTTGTTCAAAAGTACGAATTTCTTCCCAATATCCTAACCCTGTGTTATCTTTTCATTCTCATAATCAGAAGCAACAAAACTTTGCGCCGATTGCATGGGAGATGTAACGGGAACAGGAGCGGGACTTGGCACGCCAGCCGTTGCTCCAACAAGAAATGAACCTGCCGGAACATTGTGGGTATGGGAATTGAATGTATTTACAAAACCATTCAATTTACTTGTAAGATTATCCAGTTCAACCAGACCTTTCAATCCCCCACCATTGAACTCAATAATATCGTTGTTCATTTTCAAAGTAGATGCTCCCGTTTTCAAATCTAACTGTTCTTTCGTTATCGTGCTTTGTACATCTTCCCCAATCTTTACCGATACACCGGAATTATCCACTTGCAAAGATTGTTCCATTTCCTCCGTTTTCCAATGAAAATAAACCTTTTCCAAATCCATAGAGACTTTTCTTTCCTCTTCTTCCGGTTTTTCTGGATTCACAACCTTTGCCTCTATCTGTGTGTATCCCTTTACGGAAACATTTGTTCCTCCGGTCACATTCACGCTTCCAGTGGATTCAACAATTACCTCAGATTCTTCTGATCCTGTAGCAAGTACCTTTACGGATGCTTTTTTAGGAGAATTGATAGAAACAATTACTGCATTATTAGCCGGATCAACCGATAAGGATGCAGTCACATTCCCTACTGTCTTTCTGAACTGGAATGTATTCTCTTTCCACATAGGAGACTGATCATTTCTCGGATAGCTCCCTATCACAATAGGAACACCGTCATACGGGTTGCTCGCTATCACTACCGCCGACCCTTGTTCATTTTCTTTCTCCGGGAACTCGATATTAGCCAAAACTTCATTTGTTATATAAATATCCCGAAAGAAAGCTCCCCCATTTCCCATGACAGAAACACGACCTCTCCTTAAACAAGTTTCCACATACAAATCCCTGTCCACTCCATTGGGAACAACAATGAACCCGAATGAAATTGCTTCGGGGGACGCATTCAATTTTCTTACTTTTCCACCTGCCATAACTAACTGAACATTTTGCGATTAAGAAAATATTCAAACTGATCTCTATCCACTTTTGGAGAAACAAGTGTAGCGATCTGATCTTTTTGAGCTACTTTGACTGCATTTTTCATTTCAGTCAAATCAACCAATTTGAAATAATCCGGTTTCACATCTTTACTTTCTTTCCCTGCATTATCCTGTCTATCCTTTACAGAAGAGAAAGAATTGGAAAGAATTGGCACGTACATACCCCTTTCTACTTGTATAATGGTCTGTCTTTGTAAATTTCCGTCCAAAAAAGAAACATTATTGACAACAGAGGATACATAAAAAAATTCATTTGTTGGCTCAAAATAAACGAAAGTGCCAACCTTTATCCGTCTGTCACCATTTATTGTAATCGTGCCTGTTCTTGTGAAAGGAAGATAAGCTGTTGATTCCAGAATGTATATAAGATCATTCAATGCTGCTTCTTGAAAATTGGATAATGTCTGCGTCTTGTTTACTCCGTCCGTTTCCTTGTAGTTCAAATATTGATCTGTAAAAGACATTTTCTTATTACCAAACACTTCGGCATAATCATCCAAATACACAATAGGAACAAAAGCAAGACTTGTTGTGTTCCTTTGTCCAGCATGATTATCCATCACTCTTAACTGATACCAAGAATAACTTCTTGTATCATAAAACAAATCATATCCTTGTAAATTGCCAGAAGTAATCGTCACATACTGCCCGTTCTTATAAGCTCCCAAAATAGCATCCTTATTGAATGGAGGCTGTCTTACAACTATATCTATCGTATTAATATAGGTGTCAAAGTAAAATTCCACCAAGGGGAACTGGCATACCCTTGTTATATACTCCAATAACGTGCCGTTCGGATTGGCAATAGAAGAATCGATAAGAACTCTTTTTTCAAGAATATCCTCCACAAATACTTTCACTATCTGCCAAACGCCATTAACAGGACGTTTTTCCTTTGCTCCAATATCATACCCTTCTGTTCTTTTGTCTTGCCAGGAATCAAATACACTATTTTTGGCTATTCCTATTGTTGACATGACGTTTACAATAAACCATAGACACTCCCGTATAGGCTTTTCTGCGTATGACCACAAAAGATTTGAAAAAGCTCCTGTAAGAACGTTTCTCTTAAACCAAATACTATCCTCGCTCATCTCGTACCAATGGGAAAAGGTATCAGTAGCATTCAATAAAGGAATAAAGTAGCAACCATCCTCTGCAAAAAGTTTATTTATGTCTCTTCCTTCTATAGTGATGGATTTTACGTTTCCTTGTGCTTCAAAAGAAGATGTACAAGTGTCCACAAAACCTATCATATCCCAAACATTGTTTTTAGCTATTTTGGAAACAGGAATTTCCAAATTCACTTGCTTTCCTAAATCCAAATCTCCCGTTGATTTTTCCTTTTTTAAACGTTCGAACCGGATAAAGACTATATCATTGTTTTGAATAAACTTTTCTTGAAAAGACTTGACCTGTGCTCCGCTATTAGAAACAAGATTAAACTGTTCCACAATAGATTCTCCAAAGGCAAAAGAACTTTCATTGGCATAAAAAGGTGATAGGAGAATGGTAAATTCTCCCGTCTGTTTTGATTTTGTCGTTACTACCTGCAAAACGTAAGGGGATAAGTCCATAACCTTATCCAAAGCCTTAATATATACCCATACCCTTACATTCATAGAGATTATCTTAGCATTTATTCCTGTCCCTTTGAGTGAGGAAGTTACACTTGTATCGGGCAAATATTCTTCATCACTTATCAGGCTTTCATAGTTTTCTCCCCAATAAGCCTTGAAACTTCCTTGTGATACAAATTGTCCTTCTTTTGCAGCTTTTGTAAGGGACAATGGCGTATCATCTTTTGGGCAGAACAAAGTTGTCCCTTGCTTTACATAAGGCAATGTACCGGAATCATAATCGCTTTTGTATTTGACTTGTTCCTCTTTGTCATAAGTCCCCCAAATAATATCAAGATTGGAAACCCCTTTTTCATTTTTTACTTTCAATAATTCGGATGGAGTATATTTTTTCTTCCCAGTAGGAACAACCTTTTGCCATACATCAATAAAATCCTGTATGGTGGAATACCTATACGCTGGAAGTGGATATATTGGCGGTACACTTGTTTTATTGTTGTCTTTTTCTGCCATTATTTGTTGTCCTCCGAAGCTAAAGATTTAACCAATTCTTTTAACCCTATCTTATATAATGCTGCTGGAATCATGCCAATTCCATATGGTGCGGATGATAATAAATCCATGCCACCATCCTTAATTTTTTCTTTATTTTCTGATATAAATTTTTCCAACGCTGTAGGGAAATTAGCTGTAGCCGTGTACATGGCGTTCAAGGCATTCAATATCTTACCCAATCTATCTATATTTGCTTCACCAATTCCAATCATTCTGTTTTCATAAGTAGACATCATCTTTTCGCCAGACGTAACAGTTCTTTCGGCCGCAGTAGGTTCATATCTGTTTGTCGGATCGTTCTGCCTCCTAAGTGCTTGTCTGGATTCTTCCATTTTCTCAAAGAACTCTCCAAAATCAATATCCCTGCGCTCTGTTATCTTGTTGATGTCCGTATAAGAAAGATTTGTGAAAGCACCTCGCATCAAGTGACGAAGCATTTCAAGACTTCCTCCCGATATCTCCTTTAATGATTCAAGAAACCGCTTCATTATATTTTTATCCCCTTCGCCTCTTGATAAATCGTCCATGGCAGCAAGAACCTCGGAAGGATTCATCGCCCCTGTAGCCTGTTGAGCAGCACGGAACAAAAGAGTTTGAGTTACATCATCTTGTGAAATCCCTTGTCCCATGAAAGCCTGCTGTACGCGCTCCAATTGCCTACCTTCCATTCCAGTCTGCAAACGAACAGCACGCATGATAGAAGCTATGCTTGCTGCATCTATTTCACCTGTACGGGAAAGAATATCGTCAGCAGAACGAATAAAGGTAGTCATACTTTCATCCATTGTAGAGGCAATCTCACTAAGAGGAATTTGAAGCTGTTTCATTGTCTGCTCAAATGAACGGATAATAGCAGATGAAGAAGCTGTTTGTCCTTCCTCTGTACGGGCAAAACGCATCGCCCCTTGCATTCCCATTACAGTACGATCACTAAGTCCATATAAACGCTGTACAGCCATCAAACTTTGTGTTTCCGGTACGGGCGCAACTGTTCCCTCTTTTCCTCCGGCGGCACGGATAAGTGCAGCACGCCTTTGAATATACTCTCCTACATTCATTCCAAGAGCACCAGCAGCATAACTACCTTCTCCAAAGGCTGTGCGCATGGCTTGTCCTGCGGAAACGCCCATTGTCTGCGCATAAGGTATGGTTCTCTTTTGCGCTTCCATAGCCTTTTCAACAGATGTAGTGAAAATTCCCGCCATGACATTGGCGACCGCAGTGGTTACACCGCCTAAAAATCCCCCTACACCAGGTATCAAAGAAAGACCTTCTCCTACAATTCCGCCCAAAGAAGATATAAGTCCTCCGCCCATAGCAGCAGGACTTTGAAATGTAGCTCCAACACCGGAAATCACTCTTGTGGCAATGTTAGTAGCTGTACTTCTGTCACTTCCTCTTTGTACATTTTCCCTTCTTTCTCTTGTAATAGGTGTTTCTTCTCTTACTGGCACTGGTGATGGCGTGGGCACTGGAATAGGCTGTATTCCCGATCCACCCACAGAAGAAGTTCCTCTTTGATTGTATAGAGTTTCGTCAATAGAGTAAATACCTTCTTGTATTCCCTCTAAAGCGCGTGCTCCTGCTTGCACGTTTTGAAGAATTTGCTTTGTTATATCAGACAAATCGCTATTACCAGAAGAAATGGCTTCCACAATATCACGAAAACCTTCTTGATTTACACCAAGCAAAGCCGAGAGGTCGATAGCTCTCGTACCTCTATCTTGATAGGATTCACCTCTTTCATCCGAAATGTCCGCTTCCGGTTGCTTTTTTCTTCTCCTTCGTGTAGGTGTTGCAGTTTCTTGATCTTCTCCTTCCGGTTGTGGTGTAGGCTGGACAACTGGACGTGTAGGTGTTGTAGTCTGCCTACCCTTTTCGGAATTTTGCTGCCCCAAAAGGTTCAATTGTTCCCTAAGTTGATTAAGTGCGTCGTTCTGCTGACGAAGAATATGGTCGTTGTTCTCAACTATCCTTCGTTGCATTTTTTCAATATCTTCCCAAACCGACCTAAGTCGAGAGACATCCACCGACACCCTAAGTCTTTTTTCGTTATCCATTTTCCTTACCTTTTTCTTTTGCCTTTTGCTCCATCTCGATCATCTTAAACATCTGATCTTCATAGAAGGCAGTATCTTGTTCCAAAATTTCACCTTCCGGTGCTTTCAACCAATCCCCGATATTGGGAATATACTCTTGCACTCTTTCCTCTCTTTCTTTCTTTTCTTGATTAAGTTCATAAAATGCCTTTTCTTCTTCGAACTCCATAAGTTCAGTAAAGAAATCACACTTCTTATGTTCTTCCGAAAGAAAAGGAATATTGTGCTTGTTCCTAAACCACCTGTCAATAGGAAAAGTGTTATCCCATTTTATGACGAAATTCCTATATTCTTCCCGGTTCATCAATCCACAGAAGAAAGTATTTTTTCAGCCTCTTTCAAGAAAGGAAACACCTCGTTCATGTAAATATCGCTGATCTCCTTAAAATCTTTCAGCCCAAGTTCCGAGAAACTTTTTACCTTCAAATCCGCAACCAACTGCGGACAAAGAACGGATAATGTTGCCTCAACGTCAATCATATCCAACGCACGCTGTGCTGTAATGGTAGGATTACCGATCAACGAGTTATAGCTTCCTTTCCCTAATCTCTGCTTGTTTACTTCGATCTGATAATACTGTCCTACATTAGGAAATTGAATTTCGTACTTTCTTCCTTTTACTGTAATTTCTTTCGTATTCATACTTTGTTTTGTGATTAATTTGTTGATATATGCAAAGATAGTAATAAAGCAGAGAAAGTAAGAATTTTGACGTTATTTCTAAAATACCAACTATTTAGATGCATTCGCACTCAAATGTGGGCCGGTATTAACTATTTGTTTATGAATAAATTAGCTCCAAAAAACATATCAAAAGTAACAAAATTTGGGCCAATGTATCGCAATGTACAAATAATTGAATTTCAATATAATACATCTAAATCTAATACTATAGCAACTAAATTTATAAAATGAAATATCCAAGAAAAAACTACTAATACATCTCTATAACAATAAATTTCTTCTCTAAACTAATAAAGCGCGGATTTAAGTCTTTTAAACTTACTCCACGCTTTGCTTAATTGTTAATTATTTGTTAAAATAATCAGTATTCCGCTGTAACAATGGGATTTAGGTACCTGATATTAACGTTGAAACTCGAAACGCTTTGCTCTTGCAACTGCCAATTCTGATTTTCAATGAAACACGGAGTTAAAAGAGCAACCGTCTGCCCTGTCGGATCAACCTGCGTCACCATCTTACGGGCATCATCAAAGTTCTGAACCAATTTCTTATAGATCATGATAGAGAAACCTTGTTCTGCGAATGTAAGAGTGTCCAGTACTTCCTGTAAAGTTCCCAAGCGATGAATCATTGCTTCTACCACCGGAGCTTTGAAAGACAAAAAGAACTGGTCCACAGTTGCGGAACATCTGTAAGATACAGGCGGGATTTCCTGAATAGGCAAACTACCTAACCCTTGTACATCCACACGATTGATCTGTTCCTGTACGGTAATATTTCTGACAAAACCAGCAGTCTCACCGCCAATTTTGATATATGCCATAGGTGCACTAAATGTCTGCATGATATTCTATTTTAGAATTATTATCCACGAATTAAGAAGCCTGTAAAGAACAACTTGTTGATTTCATTGTTAACAACGATCTTGTAAGTAACAAACCAAGCATCTTCCTGTCTTGTTACGACAACATCCTTGAAAGAAAGAAGCAAGTTGTCCTGAGCTTCCGTTGCTACTCTTGACTGCAAATAAGCAACCGTCCAGTCCTTCACCGCGCCAGCAGACAAAGTATTGACATTTACACCATTTTCCTGCCCAAGCAGATCAATAGAAGCATTTACAACCAATTCCTTGTTAATCTGTGCAACAATACGCATGAACTGGATGCTGTGGCTCTGTCCGTTTGAATTGAACAACACTTTGTTGTCCTGTAAAGTGTTTACACCTTGTAATACGACAAAGTTGTTCGTATAGTCATTGTAAACCGTCACAAGCATACCGGCATTCAAAGCCTTAGTTTTTTCCGTATCATTCAAAGTGTGCTTCAACTTGTCGATACCGATTGTCTTGTTTGTAACCGGGATATAAGGCGGTTTTCCTGCCGTTCTACCCAAAATACAACACAAGTTGTACATCACTCCCCACCAGCGTGTTTTGATACCTGTAATACCGGAAGTCATACCTGCACCGCCATGTACCAACTGAACCAGCTCGCTGTTGAATCCTTTCGCCAAATCAAGTGATTTAGAGAAATTGGCGGCATCGTCATAACCTCCCACAAACAAGAAGTGGGTGTACTTAGCTTGACTATTCATATGAGCAATGTACTGTTTCTGCAATGTGGAATCAGCATTTGTACCGAACTGATCCATAAGAGCAAAGCTATAGTCCAAACCTGTAATTGCTTCCATAACTTTCGCCATGCTGTCAGTATTGTAAGTTTCAGTACCGCCCTTTGCCAAGAAATAGGATTCACCAGCCAGTGCAGTAGTAACGTCACTCTCAGATACCGTTCCTTCTCCTTGTACTTCCGCGTTTTCTGTCAATACAAACAGGTTAGCAAAATTGGAATCGGATTTAGCCCATTCAAGCAAAGTTCCAATATTGTCAAATTCCGGTGACTGCAATACCAATGTAGGTGCTGCTTGATCTTCCGGCGTTTCTCCAATAGGGTAATTATCTTCTGCGTATCCTGTAAAAGAACCGACATAGAATTTCATGATCCATTTTGCCGGATCGTCTACGCCTTTCACAATGGATACACCATAACCGGTAATCAAATTACCAGCTTTGGAAAGTTTGCCATTTGCTCCCAAACCTTCATCCAGTGTCTTTACTCCAAACGTGCCACCTGCTGTAGTAGCAAAAGTAATAGTTGCAGAAGTAGTCTTAGCTGCCCTTACATACAAAAGTTGAGAGATACCTGTAGAAGCCGGGTTTGTATAATCCGGTGTAAAAAGGCCTTCTGCAATCTTCCAGAACATGCCTCCCTTTACAAAAGAACGGAACTCTGCAAGGGTGTCAAACGTATAGACAGAATCCAATCCTTGAAAGTTTTCTCCATCTATACCAGAACCACCACCCCAATTTGCACCATAAACGCCACTATCTATGACCAAAACCTTTGAATAATCTAATGTTCTGGCTGGGCTTGTTTCCGAGGTCGTAATTCTTGAATAAACACCCGGCAACGTAATTTGCTTATTATTAAAAATAAAAGATGTAGCCATAATTTATTAATTATCAATTGTTTGTATCGAATTTATGTAACTTTATTTTATTTATCCTCTCCAAATAGTCGGAAGGTAATGTTGATCTCTTTTCCATATTTTCATACTCCCACAATGGTTGAAGATTCAAATAATGATTAGCAATAGACACACCTTCTTCTATATTGTCTCTATATTCTTGACAAAAATAAGACAAAGGTATGATATGGTCAATATTCCACTTCCCCTTTCCATTGCCTCTATTCTCCCAAGTCATACCATCTTTAAATTGAGACTCAATATGAATAATTAAGTCGGGAATAGAGCAACCAAGAAAATCAAGATTTCTTTTCCATCCGTACAAGAAATATTCTCGAATAGAATCTCTTAATTTTTTCAAATATTTCTGCTTCGTTTTAAAAACAATATCTGTTTCTAATTTATTTTGTTTCCATTGTTTCAAACGCCCACTAAGCCTATATTCTATATGCTGTTGCTTATAATAATCCTTTTTGTCTTTATAAGTCTCTTTTGCTTGCTTTGAACGGCATTCCTTACAAATACAGTCAAATCCCGTACTCGACGTTCTATGGACATAAAACTTACTTCTTTCCTTTTCTTCCCCACAAACAGAGCATACTATCTTGCCTTCATAAGAAAGTTCTCTATTTCTTTCTCTATTTTTATCTCTACTTTCAGCAGCACTTTTATTAGCACACTCCTTACAATACCCAGATCGTCCGTCTACATGAGTTTTGCTTTTTCCAAAATTATCAATAGAAAGCTCTCTACCACAACAAGAACAAACTTTAAACTCTTTAATTATCCTTTCTTCTAAAGGAATATTTTTTATGACAGACAATCTTTCACTTTTCTTCAAGTCAGCACATTTCTTACAATAGCAATTCAACCCATCCGGTTGGTTCTTTTTCTTATAGAACTCACTGATAGGCAATTCTTGTCGGCAACAAGAACAAACTTTTGTCCCTTTTTGAAAGTCTGCTTTCATATTGTACCAAAATTGCACCTTCAAAGATAACTATTTTCAATCAACGCACTACTTGTTCCCTGTAATTTCTGATTCTACACCTGGAAGTCCGTCAATAGAAGTCGGGTCACCAAGAGCAATGCTATCCACTTGATTCACTTTCCCAAAGATGATCTTTCCGAGTAAAGACGTATCCACCAATCCCGGTACTATTTCTTCTGACGATAAATCAAGTCCGATAGAACGAATGAAAATAGGTGTCGGCATCAGATTGTTTTGCATCATAAGCTCCTTCATGGTAAATTCTATTTTAAGGAACTGTGAAGCCAAAGTATCCCAAGAGCCAAGTAGTAATGCGTACAGAATCTCTGACATCAGGATTGATTCATTCATGTTTACAGAAAAGCACATGATTTCCAATCCGTACTGTCTTGTGTCCCTGTACATAGGAACGCCACCCATAAAAGATTCTATTTTACCTATGGAATTGGCGATACCGCCTGTCTTTCCGGGTTCGCGAATAACGTATGCCGGTAATCCTGTTTTATCTTTCGGGTATTCCAAGACTACCTTTATGTTGTTCGGGTTTGTTTCCTTTCTTAGAAAGATATTTTTTGCCTGTTCATAGTAATTGAAAGAGCCATCCTGTGTATCTCCCAATACTTTGTACAAGAAAGAATCCTTTTCGTTTTCCTTGCTTTCGAAGTCCGTTTGTACATACTCCAAACAGGCTTCCACTATCTTTTTTATTTTGACTATCTGTAGCATCGTTACATCGAGTTTAAAAATTGATCAATCACCTTGTCTGCAACAACATCTATTTTTGCTTGTTCAAGAGCTTTATCCATAAGTTTATATGGGACAATACCGCCATTCCACCAACTATTAGGATCAGAGTTTTCGCTTACTCTTCTCCATGTAAAATAACCACTTCTCTTTTCTTTTTCAGTAGAAGCAATATTTACTTTAGTTAGACCCTGATAAATAGGAGCTTTGTGCATATAAGCCGGTTTGTTTACACCCAGCCTATTTATTGCTTTTCTTTCTCCAATAGCACTATCTTTAACCGACAAATCCATAAAAGAAAGCCTTCCTGTCTTCTGAACTGCGTTGTAAATTTGTTGCGGCATTATAGAAGCAAACAATCCCGAATCCGCTACAGCTTCCGGCGTTGCATGTCTAAAGGGAATATCTATATACCAACCTCCATCCTGTGCAATCTTTCTTTTTGGAGAATTTCTAAAGCCTTCTTTTTCGTCAAAAGGTGGCTGTCCTTCCTCTATCATCAAAGGAATAGAAGAAACTCTGTTTGTCAACCCGAATGTAACGGACAAAGGGGATTCTCTTTCGATGAAAACTCCCCTTTTATACTCGTTTCTTGTAATACGAAGTTCCCGATTTATCAGATTTTCCCACCTAAGCTGATATTCAGCTATAACGGCATCTATAATAGAAGAACCTAAAAACGTAGATTGATCCTGTGAAAGATCAAATTCTTCCACCAGATCACTTAAATCTATGTTGATAGGTACTACCATTACTCACTAACTTTCATTTGAATATTATCATTCAAAATAACTCCCGATCCATCAAAATTAGGCTTTTCAGACACAATCAAATGTGTTCTCCTTGCCACTGCTTGAATAGGAAGCCTTGTTCTTTCCAATTGTCCCGTTTCCTTGTTTTTCTTCCAAGAAGCCCGGACTTCATGGGGAAAGTCCAATACATGAAATTCCAATTGATGCTGATAATAAATACTTACAACCGGATTTAAAGACATATTAGCCGTCAAAATTACGCAATAAGGGTTCGCATCACTTATCTTGTAATCTGTCGGAGAAAGTTGTCTCAAAGGCTCTGTAGACGATTCAAACACATGTATGCTATAAATGCTTAACGGTTTATAAGTCGTGAATACAAAAGAGTTCTCTCCGTCCGTCCTTACAGGCAAATTTTCGCTAAAGTAAGAGAACTCTTTTAAAATTGTGATCCGGTCAAAATATCCTAAATTGGGTTTATCAACGTCTGTTACCGTTACGTTAATTGTTCCTATCAGTTCTTCTGACCAACGTTTGTAACTATTATCCCCGTTTATGCCGGTTATAAGAGCATGAGTGTTTGTAGGATTGATATAAAAATAACCTGTACCAAAACAATTCTGGCAATCCACTAAAGGCGCATCCGGTGCATTACAAGGACATCTTAACGCCTTTTCCAATATCACCTCATACCCTTTCAAATAAACGGCAGAATCAAACTCTGAACGTATAAATTCAGGACTTGCATTACTCAAAGGCGGAACCGGTGTTTGTAAAATGCTCTTTGCCATGATTCACCTCCTTATAATACTAAAAACCTAAATTCATCGTACACGAGTTTTATCCGCCCTACAGTTTCCTCTATTTCTTTTTGATACTGTTTCAAGCGTGCCCCGTAACCTGCATTTTCAGCAGAAGCGGTAGAGTTGATAGATTGTCTTAATCCATCTATTTCCAAGTGCATAGAAGCTATACCGGGTAAACTGAATATCATATCTCCGGCAATATTAAGCGGGCCGAACGAAGCAAGTTTACCAACAAGATTAATCAAATCGGCAGGCATTTTATCCAAATCAAAACCGGTTATATATTGAATATCCCAATAATCTGGTATGTTTGTAAACCGCTGGAAGCCTATCTGAGTTGTCATTCCGGTAAGGATAACATCTGCGTTCGCATTGACCGAATTTGCACCGGTAGGAACAACACTCATTCTTCGTTTTCCTATCCCGTCCATATCTTTCTCACAACTAAGCCAACCTTGCGGGTAAATAATCTGCTCCATCTTATTAAGCATACCTGTAAGTGCAAGTGGAACTCTTACCGGGCAGTTAGTTTGAATGATAGGAAATTGTTGGAAATAATCTGTTCTGTAATAAGAATGTGTTTCCGATTCAACCAATTGTTTTACAAATTTAAGATTGAAATAATTCTCGATCTCTCTCTGAGCAGCACTCAAATAAGTTCTAAGCGATTCGTCAGAAAAAGAAGTCCCCGTACCGGCTTGTATAGTAATACCGTACAGGTAATTGTTCCACATCTCCGCAACGGAAATGACAGAACCCGTATTTTTCTTGTACTTTACTGTAAAAATCAGTTGTCCCGGCATAACTCAATGTCTTTTTTACTTTTTAGGTAACGCAATTATAGCATCAATCAGTTCGTCTTTCTGACTTTCTTCTTTGAATCTTCCGGCTTTCTGTTTGCTCATTCCGTTTTCAATAGCAAGTGCCTTCAAATCCTCAAAAGTCATTTTAGACATATCTTCCTTTAAAGAAGCAATTTCTTCTTCTGTTGCGCCGGCTTCTTCTTTAACCGGTTCTTCCACAGTTTCTTTCGGCTGACCACCGTTAGACAGTCTTTCAACCTCTTTTTTCCAAACGTCAATAGACTGCTCCAATTGTTCGATTTTCTTGTTCTTATCTTTGATAATACCGTTCAAACGAGCAATTTCAAACTCGTATTCTTCTTTCAGAACTTTCAGAGCCTCATCAGTATCTTTTTCAGATTCAGATTTTTCCTTTTCAAGCGTATTAGCTTCTTCTTCCAAAGCAATACCGGAGAAACCGCCATTTTTGATGTATTCCCAAGTTTCGTCCTTTACTTCGGCTTTCCCGTTTTCAAACTCCACAAGATCATTCAAAAACTGAATGGTAGTGTTTTTATATACTGTTGATACAATCTTTTTCATACGAAATATGATTTATTGATAAATAAAATAGGGAGAGGAAGGTGTTTCAAAAACCTTTCCCTCCCTTTATAAAATTCCGAGACTAAATACGTCTTAGTTATGCACCCAAACCTTCATCACCGATATTGATAATACGGCAAATCTTAGCCGGCTGATACAAACACGGCGTACCGTAGTTCAAAATAGCGAATCTACGAGACGGTGCAGTGATAGCAAAGTCAAGTTTGCGAGTGTCACCGAACTGCAAGTATTCGTTGATCTGACTGTCGTTGTAGTAAATCAAAGCAGACTTTGTGCCTGCAATGATACGGTTACGGTCACGAACCTTTGTAGCGCCAGCACCATCATATCCAGCAGCCAGCATAGAAGCCGGGATAGTGAAGATAGGATAGTATTCTGTCGTGTCGGTCAAAGCAGTTACTTTCTTGGTACGATAGATAACGTAGCAAGTAGGAGCATAAGCACCACCAACCGGAGCGGTAAACTGCAAATCAACAGACTGATTAACTGCAACTGCCAAAGCAGTATCCGTCAATTTCAACGGAGCAGATTCGCCATAACGGTTCTTTGCTGTTACCAAGTAACCATAAGATCCGGTATGTAACACAAAATTAGTCTTTGCATCCGCAACAACAGCAAGCTTAGTGCCACCTGCAACAGGAACACCCGGAACACCCGGAGCTTTCGGAGAAGTAGCTGTAGCAGAAGCCTTGATCGGACGACGAACGTCAAAGAACTTGTCTGTCTTAACGGCAACCTTACCGAACTGTGTCATGATGTCATTTACAGACTGTCCCATTGTTGCACCTACAACGCTGTTAGACATGCCAACAACAACGCGTTTTGATTCATGGAATTTCTTCACATAGTTGTTGAATACAACCGGTGCAGAAACGATACGGTCGATATAACCGTTGTAAACGTTTACAACACGATCAGCAGCATCTTCAACCAAAGCATCAGTCAAGATACCATTCTGTGCGTCAATTACAGCCTGTGAGCCATAATAAGCATCCAAAATCTGTTCTGTGCTCATACCTTCCGTAAAACCACGGTCAGTAGCAGCTACACCCATCATGTGCTGACGGAAGATGCCATCAAACTGTTCTGCGATACAAGTAGAATCAGCATCCGTCAAACGAGTGTCAATCAAAGTCAAAAGCAAAGTGGTCTTATTCTGTACTTCACGAGTGTACATGTTCATACCACCGGCAAGTTTAGCAAGCATAGCCGGATCAGTTACCTGTCCTGTAACGCCCATAAACTTAGAGATGACTGATTTACGGATGTATTGAGTATCGGTTTCTTCCGGTGTTTCACCTTCAAGATTGAAGATACCGATTTCTTCACCGTATTTGTACAACTGGTTGTACTGGTGAACCGTGTTTTCGATTCTCTGTTTCGGCATTTCATTATAAACAACCAACTGGTTCAAACGGTTAGCCAAAACTTTGATGTAAGCATCCAAAGATTCAACTTTCAGACCACCACCATTGTTAATCTGATCGTTATATTGCATACCGGTCTGTAAACCGGCTTCCATTGCTTTCAACACATCGGCAACATTGCCAGCACCGCCAAAAGCAGCTAAATCATTATAGTTATACAAGTCCATCTTTCTATAATCTTTATATTTATTCGATCGAATTACATCTTACTTCTGGAACTTGATATTGTACTTTTCGTACATGAATTTTGCCAAATCCTGTCCAATGGTTTCGGTCTGACTGTCTGCCAAGAAAATCAGAGCATCATCACCAATTGACTTTTCAAGTTCTTCACCGGCATTTTCAATAGCCTTGTTGATAGCAGCCATTACCAAAGGGCGTTGTTTTGTAACAGAGAGAAGTGTCTTGCCATCTTCGTCCACTTCCGGTTTCATGGATTTCTCCAAAACAGCAGAAGTCTGCACTCCCTTAAAAGAAGGTGTCTGTGCGCCGAAAGATTCCAAAGACTTTTCAATGTTACCAAAACGTTCGTTCATGACTTCTGTCATGCCCTTAACGATATTAGCTGCCAAAGAAGCACCGAAAGCCTTCATATCATCCATAGAGAAAGATTTCTCAACTTTATCTTCTTTCTCTTTGATGTCCTCTTTCAAGTCCTTCTTGTCTTTTTTATCCTCTTTTTCGTCCTTCTTCAAATCGTCAATGTGCTTTTCGTCATTGCCGATATTCTTGTCCTCCTTTTTTTCGGATTCTTTCATTTCGGCGACACTTTTCGATTTTTCAAAAGTTACATCTCCGTTCGCTACCATAGTAGCAATATCTTCTGCACTGAAACCAGAATTTTCAAGTGCCTTGTATAACGGATCATCTTTAAATTCTTTTACGTCTACCATAACATTATGTATAAAAATTATTGTCGAACTTTTTCTACGAATGTATCTAAAACACTTTTTTCAACCCTACCTTCTTGAACTGCACGATAAATCTCCCAAAAAGCATCAACATCAAAAGAATGTGATTTTTGAAAATTCACCTTGAAATTATTGTCAATCTGAACAAGTCCATTTTCTGTGCAATACTCAAAAAGAATAGTTGATTTCTGTATTTCCAACAAATCATTCACACTACCGCCCTTACTCTTTTCAATATCCAAATAGGTCTTAGTGTTGACCGGTGTCATTGTAAGAGCAATGTTTGTAATAAGAGCTTTTGTCACTCTTTTGGGATTTTTCTTATCCCGTTCCAACGCCTTACCTTCTACGCTCATACCCGGTTTTCTTGTCGAACCCGATTCTTGCATTTCAATTGCCTTATCCCAAAAAGCACGGGCTTCCGGCGACTTTTCCCACAATTTACCTTTTACAAAAAACTTATTGTCTTTCACATAGGCTTCAATAGGTTCACCAATCCAAAAACGACTTTTGTTAATAGGTGAACGTGTGGGCAAATGATCGAGGTTAAACAAACCGGATTTCAAAAATCTATCATATATAAACCCGGACGGCTCTAAAACTTCTTCTTCATCATCTTTTGAAGAATCGGAAGCGACACCGGAAAATACCATGTTTGCGTATGGAGATTGTTGCTGTGATACCGCGCTTTTGGCTTTCTCCAAATCCAAATCTACATATAATTTAAAACTATCAAACATTTTGATTGGTTGAAATTGAAATAAACGTATTAGTAACACTCAAAAATACTGCAAAATTAGAGATAAATGGCAATAACCCAATATTTTAACTTTTATTAATAATTATCGCAATCTATCTCCAAACGCCTTAGTGCAGTTGCAATCTATATTTAGACTGTTTGAGCGTTGCAAGAAAATCATCAATCCAGCTTACCTCACCAATATATTCGTCCTTTTCAGCAAGTTCTTTTCTGAACTCAATCGTTTTGTCAAATATCATCTGGCAAATAGCAACCGGATCATCTTCTTTCACTTCGTCCCCTTGAATTTCTCCATCTTTGAATCGTCCAAATCCTGACTGTCCGGCTTCTGCAATCTTATCCTCAAATTCTGAAACTTCTTCTGAAAGTTCATCGAGGTAAACATGCTTAGAATTATCTTCCTCACCCCAATGAATGTTTTTAAGACGTGTTTTAGCACCTTCCAGAAAATTGAGATAAGTGTTGAAAATAATCTTATCAGTCTTTTTGGACTTTTCGATTTTTTCAATTTCTCTGTTTTCCGGTAATAATTCGTCTTCTGTCGATTTTCGAATGTTTTCCGTTTTGGTAACATTTTCAAGGTAAAACTTACCGTTCCATTTCCACTCTTGTTCCCCGTTTTCTTCTGTCTTGATAATAATGGAAAAAGGCTTACCAAGACAAGTTACCTTTTGAAGTGTACCTAAGAAATCAGCAAACTTATCTCCCTTTCCTCCATCATTATCAGAAAAATTCAGATGAAACTCACCGTAAGTATATTTGTTCGGTTCTTCTTCCACTTCAACTTCTTTTTCTTCATAAACGGTTCTCTTAAAAGTAATAGCTTTTTCGATACCTTCCCCCACACCATCCTCTGTACGGACAATGTTTTTAGTTTCACCGTCCAAAGATTCACGTTGCAATACCTGTGCGTCTGCCGTATCCATAGTTTTTTCTACTTTCCAATCTTCTGGCAGTTCATCTTCCAGATTAAGCTCCTTTGCCCGTTTCTTGATCCATTTCTTTACTTCTTCTTTCGACATAGAAGAACTACCGGACAAACGAATAGCATCTTTCAAATCCTGCCGATTGCGAATAGGATATTTGCCATTGGGCATTGCTTCACCTTTCTTTGCCAAATCCTTTCTTTCTTCATGCGTAAAAGAAGTTTTGTTTGCCGACTTTTCAAGTTTTTCAGGATTCTTTTCACAATAGGAGGTGAATATGTCCTTTGAAATTTTACCCTCTTTGAAAGATTTCATCACCAATTGAAATTCATCCGGCACTTCGATACCAAGAATACGCTTGATATTATCTTTCATATCAAAAATGAAATTATATTGGTCAAGTTCAGTGTGAGGATTGATCCATTCACTACCTGTTTCTTCTTCTCCGTCCACAAGAATGTTTGCTGGCGCGTCAGGGTCAATGTAGCACATGAAATAATGAATTTCAATGCCCTTTCTCTTTGGGATGTATTTGCCAACCGGCATCAAAAGTTCTTCCGACATGTCAATACCTGTTTCCTCAAACAGTTCTCTTTTTGCAGCTTGCAAAAAAGTTTCTCCCGGATTAACATGTCCGCCTGGAATGCACCAATCGTTTGAAACCGCACCCTTTTCTCCCACACGATTCAAAATAAGAAGTTTGTCACCTCTAAAAACAAGCACGTCTGCAAACCGGACTTTTCCCTGTTTTGCTTTGAACAGATCAAAATAAACAGACTTCTTGATCAAACCCTGCTTCCATAATTCCCGGCAATTTTCAAGTTGACGAATATCTTTTGCCATTTCAGCAAATTCTTCATCATTTTCCAACTTTGCAATAGATTTATGGATAGAATTTCTTCTCTTGTACACGTCCATCAAATCCTTAGACTGTTGCTTCAAAAACTCATTAAAACAGCTTTCTGCCTTTGCAACCGCATCAGCATCTTCGCTTCCTTTCAGTTCATCATACTGCGACTTCTGAATGGAATAGATTTCACCAAGAGAACTTATTTCTTGGCTTATCTCTTTTCCTTTTTTGAGAAGTCCCCTGTATTCGGTTATTTTTTCATTTTGCGTCTGTAATCCGAGCAACGCTTTCAAATTTAAACCCATATCAGAAATTATTTTTGTTTATCCTTACAAATTGTCATATCCGGCACACAAACATTATCTGCAAAATAAAAGTCCGGCTTATCAAGTTCAAAGGTATAGAAATATTGCGAAACATTTGCAATAGGTATCTGTATAATATTGGTTACTTTACCTTTACATCCATTTTTAAGCATAAGAACATCTCCCGGTTTTATCTTGTCTACTCTTTTAGTTTTGTTATGACACAAAACATAGGAACCATCTACTACTCTATGCAAAGCATCTTCTCGATATCCCTTTTCAAGAGTTTCATCTTCCGTAACATAGCATATATCAAAAATGCGCGGAACGGAAGATAGTTCAAACTGTATTACCTTTGTTACCCTTCTGTAACCGGTAACAGTTTTTATCACATTCCCTACTTGAATATCCTTTATCCATTTTGAGCTATCAACAGTAGGAATACTGATATAACCGGAATTAAAAATCGTTCTTTGTTTTGTCATACTTCGAAATGTTTTGTACCTACAATTATCTTTACCTTTGATTTTCTCTGAACCCGCTTACTTTCATCTACTTTTTTAGGTTCAAATGACTGTGTTTTGTCATCCCATTCATATCCATCTGGAACATGTCTTAACATACACCTGCAAAAAGGGTGAATATTTGTTAAAACAGGCTTCCAGTCTTTTGACTTTTTACCTATGTTAGTACCGTTGGCAATCAATTCAGACAAATCAAAAATAATAGGTTTAGAGCCTGCGCCAGCAGTTGTATAAGCATTAAGGCACATCCGGCAAGCACCGGAAAACACTTCCTTATATACTTTTGCATGGATACCGTGCTCTTTCATGATCGTCTGCGCTATCCCTATCTGAAAGATGTTCTCCATTTCAGTGGCAACAATACGCCCCCAATCCCTATTCCATTCATCCAGCCTATGCCCCAATGAACTAACAATGGATTGTACGGATTTCCTTTTCAAAACGCCTTCCGTCAATTCTTCTCTAATAGCTGTTTCCACTTCCCTTTCTCGTTCTGCCACTGCTATTTTCATTTCTTCTTCTGAAATAATAGAAGAAAGAGAATCTTTTATACGTGTCCCCATTCCTTTTATATAAGAATAAGAACGCATAGCCGCAGCATTATATTCTGCCTTTTCTCTTGAAGTGAGTTCCGAGTATTGTTCTTTTTCAACATATTGTTGAAGATCGTTGAAGTTAAGAGAGGATAATTGCGCAGGAGTAAGAATTGCCGCCAAACGTCCAAATATGAATGCTTGCCAATAAGGTGGTATTTTCAGAACTTCTGTCTTTAAATCAAAGTCAAATCTTTTCAGCATATCTATGTCTTCTTGGGAAAGATATTCCTTACCCAGCACATCGGCAATTACACGAGCAATACGATAATCGACAATGAAAAACAACTGCTGTATTTCTTCCGGTGTGAATAGCATCCTACTTCGATTTTTGTTCCACCATTTTCTTTGTCAAATCCATCAACATATTATTTATCTGTGTCGAAAAGATAACTTGTGCCATTCCTTCATATCCTTCCTGTACTTTTGGATAACGCATAGGATCAACATGATGGTGTATATTTGACACCAAAGACATCTTTTCGACCTTGATATTTTTGACATATCTCACATTCATAAATTACTTTTCTCCCCAGTTCTTTTCAATGTAAGACATCGCGGCACTCATGATGGGGTTAGAATCGAATGATTTCTGTGTATCTTCTTTGTCTTCTGACGCAATTTGTCGATCCACTTCTTCATTCATTGTATCACCTCCATACATAGCTTGCTGCATCTGATATTGTCTTTGAAGTTGGTAGGATTGATTCAAGATGGTATCGGTTTCCGGGTTGAATTTACGTCCAGAGTATTTTTCAAAAATATCTTCCAGACAAACCATACCGTTTTGAATTTTCTTAGCATCAATCTCAACCTGCCTTCCTTCATCTTCCGCATCCACACCTGTAAAGACAAATTCAAAATCTTCATCCAGTTCTGATACAAGATAATAATTGATCACCTCTTGTAAGAACACAAGAATAGGTTTTAGTCCTTTGTCTTTTGAGTGTTGCAGGCGTTCCTTTTGTCCAGCTTGTCCAAAAATATTTGTCTGATCTTTGAATTGGAATCCAAGCTCTGACGGATCAATACGATAAACAGCACAAGTCATAACAAGTAGGAATTTTACCCACTCACTAAACTCCATATCACGGTTAGTGTTTTTGGATAAATCAACCCATTGAAGGTCTAACCCATTAATAATAGGCGTTCTATGAGAGCCTTGAATGCCCACCATCGTCTGTTGCCATGCCTGTCTGAACTCGCTCAAAGAAGCCTGCGATATGTTCGGATTTTTAACATTGATAATTCCTTTAGGATTAGACCCCTTAGAAAAATATGAACCGTTATATTCAAACCCCCACAAAATCCATGTCATAACACTGGACAATGTTTCCAATTCAGATGTTCCGTACCCGTTTTTGTAGATGTTGGTGGATTTGTTACGGATACCAATACCAAGCTCCCAAGGGTAGAAAATAACACTTTCATGCGTAACAGGATGCTGCATAATCTGACCTTGCCAGCACATGCAGTATTTTGGTAAATAGCCTTTGAACCGGTATTGCTCAAATTCTTCCCGGAACTTCGGATCGATACTATCAAGAAAACGTATCAAAGAAGCATCTACGGCACGATAACGTGCCAGATTCCATGATCTATCCCTTACTATTTCAAATGCAAGCTGATCAAGAGTAAGGCTATCAAACACAACTTTTCTCCCAAAATCTTGGAATGTATCAAACGATTCCCATTTGTCGTGAAAACCACCTTCTTCCAAAAACTTTCTGATATAGTTAATTTTAATCTGATCTTCTCTTGAACGTTCTGCGCTTACCTTTTCAAAAGGATTTCTTTTCCTTCTAATAGTGTACCCTTCTTTCTGTTCATCCGTACTAAAATGGAGAAAGTTCTGAACCTGTTCGACACGGGTATTGACAACAGCCCTAACGACAAAGATGTCCCCCATTCTCCGAAGTACCTCAAACGGCATAGAACCGTAAAAGTTAGGATCTTTGTAACCCCTTCCCGTATCGCTTGCTTCGTCCGGGTTGAAGAACACAGCCTTTACATCGTCCTGTCTTTGGTTGATGTTCCCCATGTAAAGATTAGCTTTCACCAAATCCCCCAAGTTGTCAGACCGGGACATCTGTTGTAATTTAGATTG